TTGAAAAAGATTGCCAGTAAAAGTAAGGTAAAACAAACCCTTAAATCATATAAGAACAGGGGTAAAGATAAGAATGGTAGAGAGAAGGGAATGCAAGCACATATGGAACTTTTAATTAAGAAACGTAAGGAACAGGCTGTTAAACTTTTTGAGAAACATAAACTTGATATTGGTTATCAGGGTGATGAAGAGAAATTGAGTCCTGATGATAAAATGAAGTTGATTATAAACTATATGCCACCAGAACCCGAATTGGATAGTACTGTTTATTATATCAACACTGGATATGTTAAGTCTCACGGTGATTCAAAGGAAATCAAAGATAAGGAAACTGGCGAAATGAGAATGGCTTCTACTTTAATTAGTGCTGAAGACCTGCAAGAAAATCCTGAAATGACTGGCACGTACAATTACGAAAAATATCTTGATGCCTTTAATAAGAGGGTTTGTTATACAAGTAGGAAAATTGGCTCACTACTTTCGGCATTTGAACCTGAAGTCGCTGAAAGAATGGTTGTTAAAATCATAAAGAAAGGTGAACATAAGGGTGAATTACAGAAAGCTGAATTTAGTCCATTAAAAGATGAACTTGAACTCAAGAGTTTTGACCTTGATGATTTCGATGAAAGCATGCATTTGGAGAAGAGAGAAGTCGATTTTTGGAATAAAACAGGATATGACCCAAGAAAAGTTTGGAATGGTTTTAAAATGTATGATGATTATAAGGTTCATTATGAAATATATGAGGGAGCATTGGATTTCTTAAATCAGAAAATGATTGAAACTGGCAAAGCACTGATTAAATCAATTAATGATGAGTATGTTGATGGTGATTTGGTACTGATTAAAGATGGTAGCGAATATCATGTTGGGTCGTATAATGGTGTGTTTATGCAAATTATTAGGGAGAATGTTAAGATACCAAAGAGCGACCTTGAATTAGAACTCGATAAGATGAGGGAAGAAAACCAGAAGAAAATCGAGAAATTGGAAGGTAGTGAGTTAGGTACTAAGACTGATAGAGAAGTTTTTCTTGAGGCACAACAGAAGAAACACGCCAAGTATTTCATTGAATTCAAACAACAATTCAAACTCGATTTAGTATATACTATGGATAAGTTGTTTACTGATGTTCCTGAAGCGAAAGGAGCATTTGATTCATATGTGGCAACACGGGATAGTGAAGTTGATGAACAAGCAAGCGAATATTTAGATGTTGGTGATGGTTCATATTAATATTATCAAGTATTTATATGAAAACATGCTATAATGGAATTAAAAAAGAAAGATTTACTCGAAATAATTGATGGAAATGGAGAGTTAATTGGGAGTGATAGTATACCTGCTGTGGATGCCAATGCAGATACTCAAGCAAAACATACCAGTGACTACAACGCTAAAGTAGGAACTCAACCATTTAGATACGATATGTTGGGTCGTTTTGGATTCACACTTATGCCGTTTATGGAAGGCGAAGAAAAGAATCAGGGTCAAGCCGAATTGGAAAATGATTTGGTTGACCTTATGAATCAAAGATATATTGACATCATCAGTCATTATTTTAGAAATCCTAAAAGAATCAAGTCTGATTATAGAAAACATGTAACTGATAATGAAATCAGTGACGAAACCATGAAATATAATGTTGAGTGGGCAGAAAAAATTCTTAAAGTCATTGAAAAACATTTCGAGGAACAATTTAAAAATCTTGATGAACAATTCAAAGAGAATATTGCTGAAAGTAAAGTTGTTGAAGACAAGATGGTCGATAGGAAAGAAGATGAAATGGCAATTAAGTCTGATGATGGTGAAGTGAGGGAAAAGAAACTTGAAAAAATTGCTGGCTTAATTAATAAGTTGGAGAAGAAGGATATTGATAAGTTAATTAATTTATTGGAGACAAAGAATGGCTAACCAAGAACTATATGATAAATCGTATAGGATACCCTCAGACGTGTTAAAAGGTATCCAGACAGCCTTGGTATCCAATCCGCAAGGAGAGGGCGTAAAACGAGCTAAATTCATGCTTAAGAACGGTGTTATCACCTATCAAGCAATGAAGAGATTGAAGAATTATTTTGACTACTTTAATCCACAAACTGGTGATAACACACAATTCACACTTGCTGGTGGTCAACCAATGAAAGCGTTTATTGAAACCACGTTAAATCAAGACAGAAATGCTGTGAAAACCAGTAGAGAAGTTAGACGTGATATAACCAATGATATGACTTCGGATTTGAAAGCATTTAATGTGAATAGACAACATAATGATGTGATGAATGAAGCCGAAAAAAAGGAGAAAAAAGAAAAACAAAAAAATAGTGTTGCGGTTATTGTAAATAAAGATAATAAAATCCTTTTATTGAAAAGAGGTGAGAAAGCACCTTGGATGCCAAGTAAATGGGGTCTTGTTGGTGGTGGTATTGATAAAGGCGAAACACCACAACAAGCAGTTGAAAGAGAAATTGAGGAAGAAACTGGTTTAGAACTTAAGAAATTTACCAAATCATTTAGTATTGAAAGACATGCTGATAGTATTGAACACATATTTGCTTGCAGATACGAGGATGACCCAACGGACATTACTCTTGATGATGAAAATACTAATTATGGTTGGTATGATGTAAGTGAGATGGAATATCTTAATATCGTTCCTCATTTAATTGAATACATAACACTCGTATTTAAAAAATATGAATAATTTGTATTTATAAGAAATAACAGAAAAAATTAATAACAAACAAAATGGCAGACGAAGAAAGCAGCAGATTATTAGCAAGTAGTGCCGATTTCAGAAAGTGTTCAATAGCAAAAAACGCTGATGGATACATACCCGGTAAGGAATATCTTCCTACAACCCCAGATACAATTTCTGATGGTGACAATAGAGGTAGAGACCCTGAAAGAGATGGTGGTACAATTGGAACTAATATCGATATCGAAACAAGAAATAAATTAATGGCAAGGAATGCCGATGGTTATACTTATGGAGATGAGTACGGTCCGAGTCACGAAGACACTATCTCTGATGGTGATTGTAAAGGTAGAGACCCTGAAGCACAAGGTGGTTCAATTGGAACTAATAAAGACATTGAAATGAGAAATAAATTAATGTCAAAAAATGCTGATGGTTACACTCCAAATAATCAATATCTCCCCGGGCATGGTGATACAATTGCAGACGGAGATGATAAAGGTAGAGAACCAGAACAGGGTGAACAAGCTGGTACATGTATTGATTTTGCAAGCAGAGGTTGTTCAATTGCAAAGAATGCTAATCTTTACACCCCCGGGAATGAATATTGTGCTGGAAGTGATAGAGTATAATGAAAAGCGAACTAAAAATATTATTCGAAAACATAAAAAATTTTCGTCATCTTCTTACTGAAGGCGTTGGCGAAAGTGGTATTGTTGATGCGATTAACAATCATGAGTGGATTTATCTTTATTACGATGGTGATAATGAAGAAGGTAAAAATGCAACTGGTTATCGCACGGTGAGACCATATGTGCTTGGCACAAATGCTGCTGGACATATAGTTCTCAGAGCATGGCAAGACAATGCAAAAAATAGTTGGCATTTCAGTAATAGAGCAACCCGTCCAGATAGTATGGGTCATGACTATTGGAGTGACCGTGAGGGTGCGAAACCGGGTTGGAGAATGTTCAACGTAGACAAGATTTCAAAAATATATCCAACTGGTAAAAAATTTAATGATAAAAACGGTCTTCCGATGATACCGCCCGGTTATCATGAAGGTGATGATGACGATATGACAAGTGTTAAGGCATATGTTTCAACGAAAACAGAACCTGATTTCGACATGAAATACGATAAAGACCAAGAAATTGACAAGGTTTCAAGAGCAGACCGAGACAAAGAAAAATGGGATAGTATTAGAAGAGGTAATAAGAATAGTAAACAAATTACTGCTGATGATGTCGTTAAATTACGAGATGTTGCAAGTCGAGTACAAAAAACTGCTCATGGAAATTATCTGGTTGTTATTGATGACAAGAATAACTTTCAATTAATGTTGGCAAAAGATAAGGATAAACAAAATATACCCGATAATGCAATTGTTGGGTCATTACCGTATTTATACGATAGTCTGGTTAAAAAAAATGCACCTGCTGATGATAAATTCTTCAATGATGCGAAAAATAAAACACAGAGAGATTTAAGAATGAAGGCACAAGACGCTGCAAATCAACCAGAACCAGAAATAAAAGAAACAAATGCTCCATCAATTCCACATAAAAAGATGACTTTTTTCAAATAACAGAGTATTTATAAAAAAATATAAAAAATTATAATAATGGCAAAGAAACTTGACTTAAATAAATTGAAGGATGAAATCCATAAGGAGAAACAAAATCGAAATATCATCCCTTCACAATTAGGTGAATCTGTTGGCACAGGTGTAGCACCACGAGATGTTTTCCTTCATGGTTTACAAGCCTCACTTAAATCAGGACAAGAGAATCCTGCAAGCACACTAATTAAAGTCGTTGAAAATAAAGTTGCTGAGAAACATGGTGGTGTCAAAGTGCATACTGTTAACGAAACTGCACCTACGGCAGTTGCAACCCCCACAGTTGCAGCACCATCACCTGAAAGAGATGAACAGTTATTTGCTGACCTTGAAAAGAAAAGAAAACAAACTCTTGCTGAAAGTATTAGTAATTTTCAAGGTAATGCTCCTGCTGGAGAAACCCCACCTGCTGTAAATTATAACGGAACACAATATTTGACTTCAGCACCTGCTGGCTCACCTACTGTTGCAGCACCTGCTGGTGCAACAATGCAAATAAATGAAGTAGCATTGGTTGAAAATGTGAAAAATGTTGTTCATGGTTATCTTGATGAAAATCTTGGTACTGTCTTTGAAGAAGCTATCAAGGGTACGATAATTGAAATGTATGCCATTGAAAGAATTCAAGAAGTTTTAAATGAGAACAAAGATTTAATCAAATCTGTGGTTATTGAAACAATTAAAGAAATCCGAGATAAAAGCAAAGTAAAAGCGTAATAATCATTCCGCTTTTTTTCCTATTAATTCTGTATTTATGAATATAATATATTCGTAATATGACTTATGATGAATTTAAACAAAATTTCTTACCAGAATTTCTGAATATAAATTCCTATGCTGGTAGGATGAGATATGCCGATGAAAGATTACCAAGAATTGGTAGTGGTACTGGCAGAAGAGTGTATGATATTGATGGTGAGAAGGTACTAAAACTTGCAATGAACGCCAAAGGCGTTGCACAGAATGGTGCTGAAGCAGGTGCTGGTTATTATCGTGATACTCAACATATCGTAACTGAAGTATTTGATAGTGCAGATGATGACACTTGGTTGATTGCGGAAAAGGCAAAAAAAGTTACAAAGAAACGAATTGAAGAATTAACAGAAATTCCGAATCTCGATATATTGGGATATTTTTTAATAAATTATGAAGTACAAAGTAAAGGACAAAATAAAAGATTTGAAGAGAACTACATAACTCGTGAAGAAGAAGAGTTTCTTTACGAGAACGAGTTTGCACAAGATTTAAGTAATTTTATAGCCAATTACGGTCAAAATGCTGGTGATATGGGAAGACCAAGTAGTTATGGTGAGGTTCTTCGTGATGGACAACCAGCAATTGTTTTAACTGATTACGGTCTTAATGATGAAGTTTATGATACCCATTATAGTCCTGATAGAAAGAAGAGGAATAGATATCAGATGTATGAACTCTACAATTATGCTGATGGTAATGATGACATATTAAGCGATGCTGGTGGTGGACAAGACATTAGAACAGGTATGTGGGCACAAATGCCTTACAGTGTTAGTGATGGTGGTGATAATAGTAATGCAGTTATTAATGAAGGTTTCGTTAATCTGGTTTCGAAACGTGATAAATATCCTAACAAATCAGTGGAAGGTATTTCTGTACTGGCTGATAGTTTCCATGAATGTGTAAATAACATAAGAGAAACACTGAATCACGTAGATAATAAAGAACAGTTTTACGGGAACTTATTGAAGTTACAAGAATATCTTATTAGACGAGGATTCTATAATAGAGACCCATTATTAAGTGAAAGCTATGTTATTAATGAAGATATACCTGCTGTTGACCCCGATACATTAACTGATAGAAATTATGCTGATGAATTGGCGAGAGAGATTGCCAATAAATTAAGTCTGACACAACCAAAATATATTGGTGGTGGTGCGAATGGTTTTGCTTATCAAATAAATGATAATCTCGTAATGAAATTAACTACGGATGTTAGTGAAGCTGATGCTGCATCAAAATTATTGAGAGTAAGACCACAAAACATTGCAACAATTTTTAATTTATATAAGGTTCTTGATACAGCTACAAATAAATCTATTTTTGTTATTATGCAAGAAAATGTTAATGAGAAACCACTTGAGAAATTCAGAAAATTTGATGATGATATAGAGAAAATTCAACCAGCAGGAATGGGATATACTGATATTTTATCTTCAATAAGAATTCCTAAGAGATTTGATTATAATCAGATGCTTGAAATAGCAAAACATGTATTGACTGATAATCCAGCAGCAAATGTTAGTCAAACCGATAGGCAAGCAGCATATGAGTTTCTTGTTGGTATTTTAAATATTCGCAAAGAATTATTGGGATATGGAATTAAATCAAAAGACTATGTTGAAAAAAGAAATCTTGGATATAAAGACGGTGTTTTAAAATTCTTTGACACTGGTGGTTATTATGGTGTTGATGAACCAAATATTGGTGATGATGATGTTATTCAATTACCTGAAAACATTACTGAAGAACAACTCGAAGAAGATTACCCAAGAGATAAAGCGGATAGAATTGCTAATAGAATTACAACTAAGTTAGGTATTCAAGAACCTAAATATCTTGGACATGGTACAATTGGTGTTGCATACGATATTGGGGATAATAAAGTATTGAAAATCACAAAAGATAATAGTGAGGCTTATGAGAATCTGAAACTGGTTGGTAAAAAACTTAAATATATTGCAGATGTTTATCGTGTGTTTGAGGTAACCCCAGAAAACATACCAGAGGGAGAATGGAAAACATATGCGATTATTTTAGAAAAACTCGTTCCCGATGAAGCCAATTTTAAACGAATGTATGACAGACTTGATTACGTTTTCAAGAATATATTTGATACCGATTATAAAGAAGCATTGGATTCATATTTGGATGGTCATCAATATAATGATGACGCAATTGATAAAAGTAAAGTTGATAACTATTTTAAAAAGAACAGTCAAGACGGAGAATTCTTTTTTAGTATTTTAAGAATCGTTGAAGAACTCAGAGAACATGGGATTGATAGTTATGATTTTTATAATCCAGAAAATCTTGGATATAAACCAAGTGGAGTAATTGGATTCTTTGATGTTGGATTTACAGATTTTTTTATGCAACCTCATGGTGCTGAAAAAATGGGTGTCGAAGTAGATGAAGACGGTAGTGCTAAATTCAGTACAGATAGTGATGTTGGACAAGACGGTTTTCCCCCTTACAATACCAACGATACTTCACCAAGCATTAATAATGACCTCGATGCTAATGTTGCGATGTATGAAGACCTTGAATATAATCATGTTAAAGGAGATGCAACCGATGACGAATATATGTTAGGAGAAGATTTTGGTTCTGATATAAAGACCACTAATTTAGGGAAGAATTTATATAAGAAAATTAAAGAGAATATTAATAACATTAAATTTGAAAGTATTGAACTTGAATTCAATACTACGAATGGTGAAAGAATGTTTAGTGGTGTCGGATTTAATATAAACCAAATAAGTATAATTGATTTACAAATAGCATTTTTTCCTTTAATGAAAAATAATAGGGCATTTTTTGACCCTAAAACAAAAACACTTTGTTTTTTTATATTAGAGAAGCGACAATCATTTAGTGACGAACCACCAAAACAAAATGTCGAATCGGATATACATTTTGCCCGAATTAGATTTGCATCTTGGGTGAACGAAGATACATTTGTCCACGAATTTGTCCATTATCTGGATGATACTAAATATAGTGATACCTACAAATCATCAAACGATTCATATTATAATAGAGATGAAGAATATAATGCATATTATCTCGAAGGATTAAAAAATATACATGCTAATAAAAAAAGATATGAAAAATATTCAGACTTTAATGTTTTCATTTCAAAATTGTTTCAAGATTCAATAGAGCATAATAAACCATTTAATGGAGAATTTATTCGAAATTTGAATGCTGATAATAAGAAAAAATTAACGAGAAGATTATATACATATTATGATAATAAGATTAATGGTGATAACGCATTAATCGAAAGAGACAAATCTTTTGGTACTGGTTCAAAAACCGTTAAAGTAAAGAGGAAATGTCAGCTTGCAGGTTTGGGTAATACCAGTGTTGCTTGTAATCAAGGCGACATTAATAATTTGGAATTTGGTTCTGTGAATGAAGATGATTTGGAAGTCTCAGAATATTTTAGTAGTCTTGTACCCGATATGAATGAGAATATAATGTCATTACAAGACTTACCTTTTAAAGAAGAGGTCGAACAACTTGGCGGTAAGATATTTAGCGTTGGTGGTGCTGTACGTGATGAGTTTTTAGGTAAAGAAAGTAAAGACCTTGATATTCTTGTGACAGGCATTCCAATGGATAAGTTAGGTACACTCATGTCAAAATATGGAAAAGTTGACGCAGTGGGTAAACAATTTGGTGTGTTAAAATTTAAGCCACAAGGTGCATCAGAAGAAATTGATGTGGCGATTCCAAGAACTGAAAAAGCGACTGGTGAAGGTGGTCATAAAGGATTTGATGTGTCATCAGACCACGAACTTCCACTTGAAAAAGATTTGGAACGCAGGGATTTTACGATTAATGCGATTGCTAAAGATATTGATGGTAATATAATTGACCCTTTTGGTGGTCAAGAAGACCTTAAAAATAAAATTATTCGTATCGTTAATCCAGAAGCATTTAGTGATGACCCTTTGAGAATGTTACGTGCTGTTCAATTCGCTGCACGTTTTGGTTTCAAGATTGATGACGAGACCAGAGAAATGATTAAAAAGAATGCAGGTCGAATTAAAGAAATTCCACCTGAAAGGATATTAATTGAGTTTGATAAAATTGTTAAGAAAGGTAATGCGTTTGAAGGAGCGTATTTACTTAAAGATTTAGGACTTACCCCACAAATATTTAACGGTGATGGTGGTTTATATATGGGTAAAGAATGGAATGTTGTTAAAACAATGGGAGAATTTCTTTGGCTTACAGCACATCATCTTGTTCAAGACATTGCGGAATATTGTAAATCGAAACTGAAATGTGATATTGATACATATAAAGAATTAAAAGCATTTCAACAAGCATTTCAAGCCGATGATAATATAGATAATGTTACAGCAAGAACTCTTGCACATAACATCTTCAAGATTTTACCAAATACATTAAACAGTGAGATTTTACCTGAACCAATAAAAAGAGCAGCACAGGAATTGTTGACTGGAAAATATCCAAAAGATTTTGGTGAACTCGCTATTGATGGAAACGTTTTAATGAGTATGGGATTACAAGGTAGGGAAATTGGTGATATGTTGAAATCATTATTAATTAAAGTTTATAGTGATAATGTTAGGAATGACCGAGAAGAATTACTATCTTTGGTGAGAGAGAAAGATAAGGAAATTCAAGAAGGATACCCTAATTACGATGGTATACAACCAAAGACATGGAATGTCAATGGAAAGCAAGTAACTATTGATTTTTTTGTTAAGGAATACGATAAATGGAATAATCAAGGTGGGAAAGATAGTGGATATCATGATGCATCACATGAATCAGTACTGGAATTTCTTCAGAATAATTATGAAGACTTCAGTGTTGATGAAAAATTAAGGAAAGAATTATATTGGGCATTAACAGATAGAAATTTATTAGGAGAAGAAGAAGTGAAAAGAGTGAGTTATAGCGCAGTTGTTCTTGATGATAAATCAAGAGCCAGTTTACTTAAGGTTTTAAGTCCGATGATACCTGAAGGTTGGGAAGTTGTTGCACATCACATGACAATAATGATGGGTGCACTTGAAAACGGTAGTGATGCGCAGGAAGATATGGAGAAGAACATTGAGATTTCGTTGAGAGTGATTGATTATGCGATGGACGAACTGGTTATGGCAGTTGGTGTTGAAGGTTATCATTCTAATAATCCAAAACCACACATAACAATTGCTGTTAATCGTGCCGATGGTGGTAAACCATTTATGTCAAATAAACTGAAAGACTGGAAGCCTCTTGGGTTTCCATTGAATTTAACTGGAAAAGTAAGTGAAGAATAAGTTATGGCAACTATTCATGAATTACAAGAACAAATGTATGCTGATGGTTTAAAGGTCGAAGATTATTTCATAGAATTAGCGACACGTGATGGATACCGATGTATAAGACCAACAAATTATCAAGACAGGCATGAACATTGGGATGTTAAGATGAGTAAAGGTCATGGTAAGTTTGCACGTGTTGATGTAAAAGGATATAAGGAAAGTCATAAGGATGGACTTACTTGGATTGAATTTCAAGCAGTTAATGGTAAAGATGGTTGGATAAAAGGAAAAGCGCATGCGATTGCCTTTGAAAGAGAAGACCGATTTGATTTAATTCATAGAGTGAAAATAAAGGAGTTTGTTGAAAGCAAAATAGTAAATCCAACTGGTTATGTGTTCCTTAAACCAGATGACCTTTCTGAAATAGCATATCATAGATATAAAAGAATGGGTCGAAGAGATATGGTGGTTATTGTACCATTCTCTGATATCGAACAATTTATAATGACAACAATATACAAATAGCATGAAAAGATTGGCAGTATATGATTTTGATGGAACACTAATTGATTCCCCAGAACCAGAAACAGGAAAAGTACAATGGGAAGAGAAAATGGGTCAACCATATCCACACGTTGGATGGTGGGGGCGCAGAGAAAGTCTTGACACCGATGTATTTGAAATCAAACCATTCCCAAACATTCTTGCAAAACTTCAAACAGACATGGCTGACCCTGATACCAGTACGATTATTCTGACTTCTCGTATGGAGAAACTGCGTCCTGAACTTGAAAATATTTTAAAACTGAATGGAATTACTGTCGATGACCTTATTACGAAAAGAGGTCGTGAAGATAAAGGTGATATTATATTGAGAATCGAGAATTATAATCAAGATTTGAAAGAGATTGTTGTGTATGATGATTTCATGGATAGGAATGCTGAAAAGATTGCTGAGTACACCAAAATCAAAAACAAGTTATCTGATGATGTGACCTACACATTGAATTTTGTTGATAAGGGTAGTATTCGTCCACTTATCGGTGAAGGTGTGGTTAATTTCAATTCAACAAATAAATTATTGAATATCATTCAAGAGGAAATCATAAAATTTAAATAACAGTATTTATAATAAATTTCAATATGATTGACATGAGATATAAACCACAATTTTTACCACAAGTGCATGCACCTTATGATGTCGTGCTTCAAAAACTTGATGATGAGGGTGTGAATTATACCAATGTCGAAGTTGACCCAAATGATTTATCACCATTACAAGGAATTGTTTTTAGTGATGATGTCGGTGGTGTCGATGTTGATGACATGAATCCGATTTGGATTAGCTCTGACATGCAAGTATTGGATGGTCATCATAGAATGGTTCGTGCATTACTTGACGAGATTCCAATTAAATGTATCATGATGAATATGAACCATAAAGATGCTTGTAGAGTTTTAAATAAAATTCAGGACATCTATGAGTATGAACAATCACAGGGATTGGAAGAGGTTCAGGTACAGGATACTATAAACTTTTACGGAGATGATGAAAACCAGTTTCTAAATTCATTGGAAGAAGATAACACAGCACTTCAAACTGAGAGTCCATCAAAAAATCAGAAGACCATAGTTGGATATAGAAAGAATCCAATTAAGGAGAATTCTGTTGTTGGGAATTTCTTTACATTGAAACCAGTTGAAGGCTACGATAAATATGAAATTGATTTTGAAAATCTTATGGATACCAATTCTTTAGGTGTTACATATAAAGACGGACAAGACCCTGTGGATATATTGGCTAAATCTTGGTTTCCAAACATAAATTTTGAAAAATTGTCTTCAGAACATAGTACTGATGCAATTAATATTAAAACTAAAGCTGTTGCCGAAAAAGCAATGAAAATGGGTTATGACGGTATTAAATACGGTAACTCAATAATTCAAGGACTAAAATAATTAGATATGAACACATATAAAATAACAAACATAACAAATCTTGTTGGGAAACGTGACCCAAAATTTAATTCAATCGCTAATATTGAATATGTTGATAACAGAACGAGAAAGATAATTGCATTGAAACCAAGTGAGAGCGTATTCTTAACAGTTCAATCATTACCATTATCGGTACATAGATTGAGAATAAAAAAATTGATTGATATTGTTGAAGTCAGTCCTGCTGAATTGAAGAAATCAATGGAAAAAGCAAAACCTAAAGCACCACGCAAACCTAAAGCAGCAAAGAAATCTGTAACTAAAAAAGAGCCTGTGGTTGCTGAAAAGAAAGAAACAGTAATTCCAGAAAAGAAAACGACAACAAGAAAAAAGACAGTTAAAGAATAATAGTAACACTCATGTTATTTAAAAGCCAGCAGAAATGTTGGCTTTTTTTGTTTATTATTCAAGATTTCTTAACGAATACCGTATAACCATATATAGACGATAATAATTATAATTAATTATAAAAATATATGGACGGTAAAATTAGAATTTTATTCTACAACCTTGATGGAGCAGGAGTAAACTACTTCAGGACTCAAACCCCAGCACAAGAACTGGAAAGAAATCACTCAGACGAATTTTATGTTGAAATAAATCCACAATTGGATTTCAATGACCCTAATATTGTTGAATATTTAAAATCATTTCACATAATCCATTATCACCGTCAGTTTTTAGGTGAAACAGCACAAATGTTGAAACTGGCAGAAGAATTAAGAAAATCTGGAACTATTCTTATTATGGATATTGATGACTATTGGAAACTCCACAGACTTCATCCATTTTACAACATGAGTTTGGAAAAGAAATTGGATGTTCCAATTATTGAGAACATGAAAATTGCTGATTACGTTACAACTACAACTGATTTATTTGCATCTGAGATTCGTAAAGTAACTGGTAAAGACAATATTGAGGTATTATATAATAGTGTTGACCCTAAGTGGATGAAACAATTTCAAAACAACTGGAAACCAGACCCAGATGGTCTTGTTAGAATTACTTATATGGCGGGTAGTTCTCACATGGTCGATGTTCAACAACTTGAAGGCGTGATAAATGTATTGAATGGTAATCCAGAGACCAGAGGAAAATTCAAAATTACAATCGCTGGTTGGGACACCGAAGGTAGTACAACAGATATTACTTTCAATCAGGATTTCAGAACTGAACTCGAAAAGAAGGGATTGTGGACACATGAAGTGGTGAAAGCAATTAATAAATCGAGGGGTGATGTTGACCAAATCCCAAGAATTTCACAGGAATTGAAAGACAAGTATAGAGATAAGGTATTTGATAGTAAACAACGTGACATTAAATCTGAAGAAAGTGTATATCTTGTTTATGAAAAGATTTTAACTGATAATCATAGGCTTATTGAAAATCCTGATTACTTGCAATGGTTGTTAAACTTTGAGAGAGACGTGAAATACGATGGAGAAGGTAATTTTGGTAGACGTTGGACACAGAAAGCCAACACATATGCTGGTGTTTTGAATGAAACAGATATTGTGCTTGCTCCACTTGCAGATAATGAGTTTAATAGAATGAAGTCAAACTTGAAACAAGTTGAATGCTGGACAAGAAAACTTCCTATTGTTTGTAGTGACATTCCACCATATAATATAGACGGCAGACACATGGAGAATTGTGTGTTGATTCCGAATAAGAAAAATTCACATAAATACTGGAAGAAGTACTTGAAACAGTTGATATTAGATGCCGATTTACGTAAGCGTTTAGGTGAACAATTATATGAAGATTTTAAGGAAGATTATAACCTTGAAAACGTGACTGCAAAGCGTGCAGAATTCTATAAATCTGTGGTCATGAAGGGGTTACAAATTCAATAATTGAAATCGTGAGTATTTATTTGAAATAACTATACACAAAAACCGAGAAATTATGAATTTATTTAAACAAATTAAAATATGGTTAATTAACCATAAAAGACGAAAAATGATTAAATTAATTGTTGGTAGTCATATCGGCAATCAACACACTAATTCACGAGCAAAAGAAATAGAAATTGCAATATATAAATCTGCAAAGATGGTTGCTAAAACCGTTGCTAAAGCCGAGATGTTGAAACAAGAACAATTTGATGATGAACTTCTTAAATCACTTCAGAAAGTAATTGAAAAGCATTATGATGAGAAAGATAAAGCATATGCTAAGAAAGATAAATTAGTTAACAGTCTCCAAGAAACGGTTAAGAAAAAATCAGATTTATTGCAAGAGGTTCAAGAAAAGGTTCGTAATAATTAATGAAAAAATTCTTTCTAAATATAGTCCTTTGGATTTATCTTAAACTACATATGTTAGGACTTGCTATTGGTATTGCATTATTTAATACCGAGACTGAAATTCTAAAATGTGACCCAAATGATGGTAATGAAAGAAATAATCATACGCAGAGAATGCGTAGCCGTAATCAGTTACTTGAGAAATTCTATGCTGGACAAACTGATGAGAAATATGTTCAGGAATATTATGAAGTTCTAAAGAAAGCAGATAAATTTATCAGGACAGCAACGCCACGTCAAATGGCTGTTGCTGCCGATAAATATGGTACGAGTTATGGTATGAAAGACCCACATGGTAGACGATATGAACACTATGGTTTCTTTGACGACAAACACAAACATGCTGGTAAAACCATTGGTGAGGTATTGGCTTTGGAATTCGAAGAAAGACGAACAAAGGACGATGATTTGGAGATAATGTATATTTTCAATAATAACCCAATTGAAGTTGGTTTGGCTAAAGTGATGGATGTTGTTGAGAAAAAAGAAGGAACTCTTGATGAATATGAGGTTGTTGATATGGAAAAGAAATCAAAACAATTCAAGTTTCCAATTAATGTTCTTCGTGAAAACAAGGACGCAATAAATAAGATTGAGGAATTAAGTGAATTTCTTCACATAAAAAAAATTGGTTTTGAGTACAGACAATTAGAATTTTTTGTACCTTTGAAGTTCAAAACAACAGAGTTTGATGAAGAATCTGATATTTTTAAAGAAATTATCGATATTAATTCTGTATTCATTAATGATGAATATGGTGAATTAATTGGATTTGGAATCAATAAATATGTTAAAAGAATAAATTATAATGACACCCATGAAGTTCTGAAGTTCGAAGGAATTGAAATGCAGACCGTAGGTGCGCCACGTTAAAACTATATGAAATGACAAATTTTTTAGATAATCTGAAGAAAGCAGCCGATGAGGGAGAATTTAATTCCGAAGCTGCGAAAAAAATACTTGAAATAAATGAATTGGCTGATACTAAAATTGGTGAAGCCACTCCTGCTGATATTGAGAAGCTACAAGAAACCCTTGAGAAGCGTCAAGGTGAAGAATTGGTTGAACCAGTTAGTGAAGAAAAAGTAGTTGAAGCCAATACCGAATATGAGAAGAAAATGACACAATTTAAAAAATTGGATGCAGTTAATGCACAAATTGCAACTCTTGTTGAAATCGAGGACATGGTTAAATTAAGTATTGAAGACATGTTCAGTTTCACTGATGAACTCGATGCCAAATTCAAGAAAGAATTTGAAACAGAAGACCCGATATTCGGTGACCTGAATCTGAAAATCGAAGAAATTAAATCGAAATATAAATCTATTATTAATTAAAAACAATTATTTATGGCAAAAATTGAAAGAGCGTCTGAGGACGTAGTAAATCTCTTTGAAGAGATAAGAAACAAAACAAGTATTCCACATTGGATTCAGTTTGAAGTTCTCTGTAATGAAAAACAGAAGGAACTTTATAAAATAACCAAATCAAATGATGTGGTGGAAGTTCTTACTGAAGGCGTGAATTTTGCAATTGTCTTCAATGAAGAGGTTCTTGAAGCACTTCCTGTTGATATGCAGGAAACGGCAATTATTGAATGTCTTGCTGGGGTTAGTGTAAGTGAAAGCGATGCTGTTTCATTAGACAAACCTAATTTCAATACGTACACTGGTGTACTTCAGAAATATGGGCATGAATCAATAATTAAATTACATGAGTCAATTAAGAGTCTTTTTGATGAAAAGAAACAGCGAGAAGATGAAGAGAGAGCTATTACAAAAGGTAAGCGTGGTAGAAAAGCGAAGGTCTGATAGATTATAAGTGTTAATTAAAAAATCCCGACAGTAATTTGTCGGGATTTTTTTGTTTATAAGTATTTATAGGAAATCAATAATAATGAATTCGTATAATATCACATTTCCGTTTAAAGACGATAACGAAACAAGAAGTTTTATTCAAATGAATCAGGTAAGTAAAGATTCATACAGTTCTAACTTATTGTTACTTCTATTAACCCAAAAAGGTCAGAGATATTATGAGTCAGATTACGGTACAAATTTATTGAAATATATATTTGAACCTAACGACCAATTAACTGCAACTGATGTTGAAGAAGAGATTAGAAACACAGTGGCATTATATATTCCAGAAGTTAAAATTACTTCAGTACGTTTTAATTGGAATGAAACTGAGGATGGTCAACCAATACCTGAAACTCAATTAAATGTGAGTGTTCAATTTGTATATACTGAGGGTTCATTAACGGAACAAGGTAATATTGATTTAAATTTTTAAAATATAAAACATGGCAACAGAAACGACAAATGTAGTTCAATACGGAAGCAGAACTTTCGGAGAAATTAGAACAGACCTAATTGCATTAATCAGACAAATGTATCCCGAAGTCCTTAGTGATTTCACTGATTCAAGTGTTGGTGCAATGCTTATCGACCTAAATGCTGGTGTAAGTAATAATCTTAGTGTTAACACCGATAGAGCATTTCAAGAGACTCAATTACAATATGCACAACAAAGGGCGAGTATTTTAAACATTGCAAAAAACATGGGATTCAATATTCCTGCTCGTAGACCAAGTGTTACTGTTGTTGATTTTAGTGTTATTGTTCCAGTACTTGGGAATACCCCAGATGCCACATATTATCCTGTTTTAGAAGCAGGTGCACAAGTTCTTGGTGGTGGTAAGATATTTGAAATACAACAAAATATTGACTGGAAATCCCTTGTTAGTAGTCTTGGTGACCCTAATCGTAGTATTATTCCAAATCTGAACACTAACGGAATTCCTGAGTCATATACTATAACAAAAAGAGAAGTGGTTATAAATGGAGGCACAAGCATCTATAAGAAGATTATTAGCACAACCGATGTGATACCATTTTTTGCAATAACATTACCAGACCCAGATGTGTTGGAAATTGAAAGTATTATACTTTTAGAAGGTACTAATTATACAACAAATCCAGACACTGGAGATTTTAATGATTTTAATAGTAGATATTTTGAAGTTGATTATCTGGCGCAGCAACGTGTCTTCATTGAAGATGGTTTGAGTTCAAGTGCAAATACCACAACAAATAATATCAAAGCAGCGAGATGGGTTGATATTACGAAAAAATTTATAAAGGAATATACTCCTAAAGGTTTTTGTAAATTAACATTTGGTTCTGGTGATAGTGATGTTAATGCTTTTCGAGATGGTTTCTTGAAAGAAGGTGTTAGTAATCGTTATTTCCTTGAAAATTTTTTAAATAACACAGCATTGGGTGAAAAACTCCAAGCAAATTATACGTTATTTGTTAAATATAGAACTGGTGGTGGGATTGCTTCTAACATTGGTTCAGATGTTCTAACACAACTTGGTTCATATACTTTAAAAGTAAATGGTTCTCGTCAAGATATTAATCAACAAGTTCAAAGAAGTTTACAAACAACGAACCCGATTCCAGCAATTGGTGGAAACGATGGTTTAAGTACGGAACAAATCAGACAATTAATTAAATATAATTTTGCCAGTCAAAATAGAGATGTGACACTTACCGATTATTTGTTACAGGTTTATAAAATGCCCGGGGAGTATGGTTCTCCATATCGTGCGAACGCTTTTAAAATAAACAATAAAGTTTTGATTTCAATATTGGGTATTGGTGAAGACGGTAAGTTATCAAATACCAGTAACTCATTATTAAAAACAAATATTGCTGAATACCTGACACAATATAGGATGGTTAATGATTATGTTGAAATTAAAGACGGTAAGATATATAATTTGGCGTTCGAAATCGATGTATATGTTGAGAATACAGCAGATAATCAAATTGCAAACAGTGTTATTTCACTCGTTACTGAGTATCTTGATATCGACACACATGAAATGAATCAAGACATTTTTCTTGGGAGATTAGAAAAGCAAATTCTGGAAGCCAATGGTGTGATAAATATTATTGGAATTAAGGTATTTAATAAAGTCGGTGACCAATATTCAACTAACAGTATTGCACAAGGAATTACAAATACCAGCACTGGTGAAATAAAGATTGAGAATAATACGATTTATTCAACTCAGGATTCGATGTTCGAAATCAAATATCCTGAAAAAGATATTAAAGTATTATTGAGAAAGAATGTTACTTAATGGAAGTACTGAAAAAGACAATATTACAAGCAGTAACCACTGGAACAACAATTACTGGTGGTACTATTATAATACCCGATTTAAGTGTTATTTATTACGTTAAAATCGGGTTGAAACAGGTTGGTCATGACTTAGGATTTATGGATGCATACAGTGAACCAATTCCACCAGTACCACCTGTTCCACCATCAGAAACATTTTATTTGGTGGATAGTGAAGGTAATGTATTTGTTGATAATAATGGTGATAAATTTTTATATTAAATGATATGGCAGACAAGAAATTATTTGAATTACAAGAAGGAACGCCTTCAGATACCGATTTAATTGCATATGGTAAATCTGGAAGTAGTTACAAAAACATTACGGTTGCTAATTTTAAAGCCGAATTATTAAGTGGCGGTGGTAATCTTAAAACTCGTGTATATGAAATGACGAGTGGATGGGATATGAGTTACGTACAATTTAAAAGCATTGCATTATTTGAAGAACCAATACCTCCAGATATATTTGGGACAATTATTGAACCTGAACAAGTAAGAAGCGTTAGTGTTATTGTGAGAAATGATGCAGGAACTCTATGGTATGATATGGGTACGCAGCGAGGTGGGAGTGCAAGTAGTGCTCCTTGGTATTCTATTGGTAAAGGCAGTTGGATATTTCCTACGTGGACTATGTTAACCATTCAGGTAGAGAATGGTGGTTTTTTTGATAGTGCCGATTTTAATAATACTGGTATTAGCAGGGGTTTTGTAACAATATCATACGATTAATATGAAAATTAATGAACAGATAAATAGACACATGAACATTTTATCAGAAATCACTGAGTATGGTGAATTTTACTATGGTGGTTCAATTTCAGATTATTTTAATTTTGCTGGCATTAATTTTAATTACGATATCCATGATATTGATATTAATATTATGGATATTAGTACATTAAAAAAGATTGAATCTCATTTTAATGTTCAATCATCTTTATTTCAGTTATCAGAATATAAGCAGAACCAAATGATTTTAAATGATAATTTAATTCTCGATATCTTCAGTGAAATATCTTATGATTATTGTGAGGGAACTTATAATAATCATAAGATATTCCACGCATCGCCAATTGGTAGATATAATATGTTGATGGATGTGGTCGCAAAATTTGAAAAACAAAATATTAGTGATGGTCAACATTATCATAGAATATTCAAACATCTAAAAAAAATAATGATATATAAAAGTATTTTGGATTTATGAACAACATTAAAATCATATATATATTTCCTTTTAATCATTATTATGTTAAATATTGTCGTGATATAAACGATATGAAAAAAAAGATGAATAGATTAATATATAGTATATTAATGGTAAACACTAACATCACCAATAACATAAAAATATATGTTGATATTAGTGCGTATAGAATAGTATCAACATTATTTCCATTTAATTGTGAATTAGTAAAATATAGTAGTTTTAGGGCGTTTAAAAATAAAGTTATTTTTTCCCAAAAAGAACCATTTTTGTTATTAAATAATTTTGAGATTCTAAAATCATTTGTTGGTTTTAAAGAAGAATATATTTATGATGGAAATGTTTTGAATGAAAATTCTATTGATTATGATGTTACCGATAAATATATTGAAAAAACATTAAAAGAAATTTATGGTGATAGTTACAATAAATTTACAGATAAAATTAATGATAAAATTAATATTTATAATAATCATAAATTGAAATGAAGATAATACAAAGTTTTGCGCAATTTGATGAGGGTAGTCCGTATGTGAGTGACACCAATGTTTATTTGAATTTCTATTCGTTTTTACTGAGTTATTTAACATTGAATAGATATTATGGGCATGTCACAATGATATGTAATCAGAAGGCACATGATACATTTATTAAATATATTCCATATGAAGAAACTAAGATAGTTGAAAGTAGTTATGATTTTGAGTTGTGGGGTGCATATAAAGTTGATGCTATGAAAGCCGTTAGAGGCGGGTGCATTCATGTTGACCCTGATGTCTTTATTTTTGCTGATATTTTTGGTGAATTCATTAAAAAGAAAGAATATGATGTAATAATTCAAAATTATAGTCCACCAACTGGTTGGGTTAAAGACCTTGTTGTTGAATACATCAAAAAGAATGCTAAGTTCTTGGCTGACAACAATATCATTACAATGGACGAATATGATAATAGATATGCATTTGGTGGTGTGAGTGGACATAAATTCAAGGCAAAGAAAATGTATTTAGAAACCGTTGCTAAATTAGAGGCTGGAATAAAAAAGGGGGAAATTGAAATCGATAATCCAATGATTTTGGAAGAAGTTAGTATTCATTTAACTGCCCTAAAAAATAAACTCAATGTTTATGAAATATTACCATATGACTTGGTACAACAATATGGACAGGAAAAAGTTGGGAATATGAGGAACTACACTCATATGGTTTCCAAATCAAAATATGTTCCAAGATATATTGAAGCAATGAAAGCAAAAATAATTAAAGATTTCCCAGAGCAAGAAAAACTGGTTCGACAATATGAAGGAGAAGTTTTAAATAAAATTGTAGTATAATGATAACGGGTACAACAAATAATAGTAGGTTACCAGAGTTGCGTAAATATACCGTAGCAACGGGTTTCACAGACCAATATGTTAGTGGTGGAAATTGGACCACTGACGGTGTTGATTATCCAAACTCACCAGTTATTCAAGATGTTGTTTATTATCTTGGTGGTATCAAATATAATGATGTTACTCTTGAAGGAACAATAACGACTTTCGAATACTCACCAGATAACACTGGAAATTTTATTGATGAACAATATATAAAAAATCCTGATAAGAGTAAAATAATAAGTAATCCGAAAATTATTGATGATGTATTTATAACCAGAGGCGAATTATCGGCATTTGACAAAAATTATAGGTTGGAGTATATTAGAAATTTAGTTGATTTGACAACATATGCTGGTGGAAAATATTTTAATATTATAAATAACACATAAGATGGCAGTAGGAATTTATGGCACGACAAGACCCGCAGATGTAAGCGTTGATGATATCGATGTTTATTATAACTATACACCTAACAGGGAAACAACAAATAGTAACATTTATAAGTTAAATTCATCTGAGATTCTATCATATAATTATTTACCTGATGACGAACAAATTCTTGGTGATGAAAATCTTTTAGAGGGTCTATATAATTTAAGACTACCAGCAACAGTTTTTGGGCAATTGGGTATATATACTATTTATCTAAAGCCGAAAAAGGTTAATACGACAATTGTTGATTGTAGTGTTTTATCATCACTTCCAAGTGTTAAGGGGATTATACTTGACATCAATCAAATACCTGAAGAATTAAGAGCAAATAACGCATTGCAAGGTTATCGTATCGAATACATCGATGCGACAACCAATACCAAAATAAGAAATGTTGTAAGGTACGTGGTAACATCAAATAAGGTAGTTCCAGTTAGTGAGAACGTTGGTAATACAAGTCAAAAAGCAATTAGATATCGATTTGACGATACTGGCACATTGCTTTTCGTACAATTAACTCCAAGCAGTTCAAGCGATGTAAAACCAAATGCCAGTCCTTTTATTGGTAACCCTGACCAAATGATAATTATTTCAAACACATTCTTTTCTCCAGTCGTAATTGAAGTCGATATGGTTCAGAATACAATCGATACGTTGACTAACTATGTGGCTGGTGAACAAATTAAGGATGTTGATAACGGTGTTCTTACTTATTATGATGAAAATAGAGTGATAACTAAACAATTTAATATTTATGAAATTAAAGAAAGTGTTGGGAATGTTCCATTGTATGAAGTTAAAGAAAAACGAACAAATATCGATGAAACTCAAGACTTCGATGACATCACGAGCGAGGTCGAATAATTATTTTAATTAAAATAAAGAAATCCCAATCTAAAGGATTGGGATTTTTCTTTTTATCGTATTTATAGTAAATCGTAAACTGTGGCAAAGGTAAAAGTAATAAAAACACAACTTAATGGGAATTTAAATGGGGAGTATTTTAATGATACCCCATCCAATACAATATTTTCTTTTGGAAAGTTTTTCGTTACAACGAACTTTGATAATAAGGTAACTATTGATTACACCAATTCTTTGAGTTCATTTGTTCGTCCAGTTACATTAGAAACACTTAATGTTTCAGAAATACAGTCTGAAATAATTCATGACTATACAACAAATGCCGTATTGAATCTCGATAAATCAGATTTAAATACTTTTGTTAGATATGGGTCGGCATATGAATTTCTTAGAACAAGTATTCAGAATGTGATTTTGGCATACCCGGGGTCGTTGTTCGCTAATTCACAAAAAGAAATAGGTGGAAATCCAACGTATAAAGGACTTAACTATGATATTGTTTCGAATGTCTCGACATTTTATGTTCCAACGGAGTCAACTATTAATACCTTTGGTTTAGTTATTAATGATGGTAATACGAGTATACCTGATGATAATGAGTTAAAAAACTTAAATGATTCATATGAAAAGTATGTCATTTGGTCGAGTCTTGAACCAGATACATTATTTATAATTGTTGGTTATACTGGAAATACTGTAAATAGTTCTCTTGACTATACTGGAACAACAATTTCAATGAATAACCATTTGAAATTACAGGTCGAAGGCAATCCTTTTGCATTAATGGGAACTGGAACTACTGCTAATATTGATTATCATATCAGACCAAATAATGTTACTTTTGAAGAATTCCGAGCATTCCTTAATAGTTATGAACAAAATATGGTTTCAGAAAGAGATAATACTGATGGATTTGTGTTCACCTTAAAAAACCCAACACAGCTTGAAGACGGTAAAATTATTTATAGTGATTCGCAAATTCTCTGGACAACCAGTGATAAATATAATATTGATGTCAATACACCAACATATCAAAGATTTTTGAAAATTGTATTGACTATTGCTGAGAAATATGATAAAATAAAAACTGATTTAATTGCAAGATTCTTAACACCTGATTCACTTAAAATGTATGACTATACTGATGATGGTAAAATACCTAAACTACTGAGATTATATGGAAGAGAATTTGACCAACTCAGACAGTTTATTGATTCATTGGTTAACATTAATAAGGTTACATATAATAAATTAAATAACATACCTGACCAATTAATAAAGAATATGGCAAATACCTTTGGTTGGGATTATTTTTCGTTGGTGAATGAAAGTGAATTAGTTGAAGGATTTTTAACTGTAGATGATACGGAAAGAAATTTAAATGAGAATATCTTACCAGCAGAAATTGATATTGAACTCTGGAGAAGAATTATTAATAACACAAGTTATTTTTGGAAATCAAAAGGTACTCGTCAAGCAATAAAATCAATGTTCTTGTTAATTGGTATTCCAGAACCTTTCATTAACATCACAGAATACGTATATACCGTAGATGGTAAGATTAATCCAAATACCGTATCTCTCGCACAAGCTGATTTTCCTTCAAATTCATTACCGTATGATACCGAAGGATATCCTGTTGCACCATTGGAAACCAATGATTTCTATTTTCAACTCAGTGGTAATAGTGATAGTGGTCAGGCATATCTCGATGTATTTCGTATGGCTGGGTTCAATCTTAAACAAACACCCGATAATAAGAAATCATGGGAACAAAGTGGAGCAACTACAAGAATTCACAGTACAACACCACAATATTATCAAGAAGACAGTAAATTGGTGATTAATACCAAAGAAGTCGATATTTCACTTGATACTGCACGTGGTATTGAATATGATGTTTATGAATATATTCAAAAAGATTTTGCTGCCAACTCAAGTGGATACACATTACCATATTCATATGTTAACATTTCATCATTACCACAAACAGGTAATACATTCTCACTACCTTTTGATTATAATCATCAGGGTAATTTTGAAGTAAGATATAATGGAATTTTATTAAATGCTCCTTCAACTGGTAATACTACTGGAACTACATCAGGAATTACATATCAAGCAGATTATGAAGTAAATGGGAAATATTTTACAATATATGAACTTAGTGGTGGAACACGTCCTTCTGACGTGATTCAGGTAACATTTACTAATTCAGGTGCAACAACATTAACTGGTTTAACAATGACAGTTGATTATATTGTGACACGTGTTAAAGCAATTTTGGGAGGAACATATATTCCGTTACCAAGTTTTCCACATGGTGATGTCCAATTAACAATTAACGGTATTGCACTTACTAAAGGTACGCCTCAATTCGTTGCTGATTATATTCTTGACCCAGCAAATTCGACTGGTGGAACAAATCAAATTATTATTCAGAATCCAGATGTTATTGCATATCTTAATCAGAACCCCGATGTGCAAATTTCTTATCTTCATGTGGAGAACACGAATGAAATTAATTTAAGAAGTGAAGTAATTAGAATCGATAGTTTTAATAGTAGTAAGATTTATTTCAATAATAGCGCAAACAAATACGTATATAAACTTAATTACAGAGTAAATCAAGCAAGTGATGTTAAATTTTTAGTTGATGGAATCGCTTTAGAACCAATTACTGATTATAACGTTAATGTGCAGAATCCATACGAGATTTTCTTACCAAGAGGACTTAGATTTGGTACTGTAATTAGTGCATATTATATTGTTGGTGGAGCAGGAGCATTTAATCCAGTTATAAATGATGTGTTTGGACTTGGTGATATTAGTGAATTATCGTTTTTGGAATTCCTCGAATTGGTTCAGAGGAAAATGGTAAACGTTAGAAATAGAAAAGTTGTTACCGATTTTAAAGGTGGTTGGTATCCAACAATATTGAAATTATATGAAACATATTTGGAAAGAGCACTTCTTCCAGATGACGACCCATTACAATCTAATGGATATACGTTCCAGAACCTATATCCGTTCCTGAGTAAATATAATGCTTTCTTCCAGAGATTTGTTGACCAATTATTGTCGGCAACAATTATATTGAGAAGAGGTGGGTTATTAATTAGAAACAGTATTTTTACGAAACAGAAGCATTGGTATAAAAGAGGTGTAAATTTATATGCTAATGGGTCAATAACAATAGATAAAAGGGGTAATCCGTTAATGCAATATTTTGGTACTGATGGTGCTACATTTAGTATTGCTCAAGAAACACCCGCACCTCCACCTCCACCCACACAACTGTATGTTGAAACAACACAGGGTGTGTTGGGTAGTTTTACAACTGGTGGTGAAAACATTATAGGATGGAATGAGGTTATTGAATATGGTATTGATTATAAACTAAAATATCCTTACTATCCATATGGTAACGCACTTCCAATTGGATTAGAAAACTTATTAGAAGGAATTGATTTTGAAATAGAAACAATGGAAGATAATTGGACAAGAATATCAAAGACAATCCCACCTAATCCTGCACTTACGGTCAATAATTTCAGTATGACGTTAGATGGACTGGCTTATGATACTTGGTATGATTATCGTGCGTTTATCGAATCACTTTCAACTGGTGCTACTGGTAATATACGTTCATTCACAACACCCCAAGCACCATTACCAGACCCAAGTATTGAGACAAAGATAGGTACTGTGGTTGGTAATCAATTATTACATATTGGTGGTATTGATATTGTAAGATATGAAGATATATCAAATTATGCGATACAATATAGAAAAATCCCATCACTTCCTTGGTCATATCAACCATCTTCACCAGCAGCAGGACCGCTTTCGGTTAATTACTTCAATGTTTCAAATCTTACTGGACTTGATTACAATTCAACTTATGAATATCGTGCATATATGGTTGTTGGTGGAACTGCATATTATGGTAGTCCAAGGACAGCAATGATAGGTACAGAACCTGCTGTCGCATATAGTGTAACAACAGACACTAATCCACTTATGTTACTTAGTGGAACTGGTTTTGATACTCCACATAATACTTATGTTGCTGGCACTCCTTCGAACATATTAAGATATGGTATGGTTTACACACAAAATGCGTCACAAGCAGGAAGTCTTACGATAACAAATACAAATTCGACAGTTAAAAAAGACTATCACATTGGAAATACAGGTAGTCCCTTTACTGCGAACGCAAGTGGATTATTACCAAATACATTAACTTATTACAGAGCATTTATTGAAAACGGTCTTTATCCACTTGACACGAACATTAAAACTGGTTATGGTGATGTTGAAACCGTTGTAACTGGTAGCGCACCACCACCACCAGAATTTGGTTTCACTGTTTCACTGGATTGGACTGGTGTTGATGAATTTGATACAGGATTTGGTGGTGCACTTAAATTATATAATGGAACTACATTAGTTGAATCACAGGTATTTTCACCATATACAAAACATGCAGAAGTTGATTGGAGTATCCCAACAACAGGAACATATGTGCTTAGATTTAATGCTATTTATGCGTGGGTTGATGGTAATCAACATGTTAAAGATGAACGTTGGAGATGGGCAAGTATTCCTACATGGTATACTACAAGTCAAACATCAAATATCACATATGGTGACCCAGACACTCATGATGTATTTTATGAGATTTCTGGAACAGGTGAGTTTTAAAATTAATTGTATTTATAGAAAAGCGAATTTAAATGGCATTTATTGAGAGAAAAAATCCGATTGTATTAAATATCAAACTAACTTCAAAAGGTAGAGATTTACTATCAAGAGGTGAGTTGGATTTTAAATACTATGCTATTGGAGATAGTGAGATTGATTATAAATTTAATGCCGAGGTTCAGGCTGTTGATACTGAGTATAGTGCTTTTGATTCAACAATATTAAGAGCAGCCGATAAAAGTGGGAATCAAATATCATTTATTCCAAGAAACGTAAGTGGTGACCCATATAATATTGCACCAATAAATCCAGCGCAATATCAAGTTGAAAATCAGGTTGAGTCTTTGGGTTTTTTCACTAATAATAATACCGAATACATTACTGATAGTAATCATGTGAAACAACCAGATGTAATGATTGATATGTCAACACTTAATGGTGGTACGGTTTTAAAACTGGAGAAAGCACCAACATATGGTACAAGTGGAGAAGAACCTGCTGTTGGTGATATTGTTTTTGTTAAATGGACATATTATCAAGATACAACAGGATTTGATGTTAATGTGAATGAACCAAAACCACACTTGTTTTATAGGATAACTGGAATTGTACCCGGTACTAATACTTTGGCGAGTGGTTTGGGAATGAGTGTTTATATTGATAGGGAATTACCTGATTTTAATAATGGAACATCGTACCCATATAAGGCTGGTGCAATGATTCTTTATAACGAGATTACTTTTAGTGGCGACACTATAATTAATATGTCATCAACAGACTATCTTGATGAAAGTGTGTTAAGTTTTCTCGAAAACAGTCAGTGCCCAACAATTGTTTTTCCGTACTGGAATATGTCAATCATTTTTACCGAGGAAATTGCAGGTGTACAAGCAGGGAATTTAAAATATACACAATTTAATGATAGAACATTAGGTGGATTTGTATCTTATATCCAAAATCAAGCACCAGTCTTTAAGAAGTTAGGCGTGATTCATTACACGAATAGTAGTCCAGCAAATGTGTATGGTGAAGGATTTCTTAATAATACACCAACACTTGATATTCCAACGATTATGTGGCATAAATCTACAACAATGACACTTGGTACAACATTATCACCAATTGGTGGTCAACAGTTATTGGCTGGACTCAATCTTTATTATTATGACCTTGCAGACTCCGAGGGATTTGTTGTTGGGAAGGTGTTTCCTGATTTAAAAATATTTGTGATTGAAGACCAAGAATTGTTATTTGCTATGTCATATAAATCAAATAGGTCTTGGACACTTCCAGATTATTATGCTGGTACAGGTGAAATAATTACAACCCCCACATCATCAGTAATTTGGACAACACCAGTAAATCATGACCCAACTATTGTTTGTATTGATTCTCAATGTTATTGTTATGAATCAGGTGGAACATCAAGTACATTTTGTAGTGGATGGATACCGTTCAGTGTTGGTAGCACAGTATGTCTTACAAACGTAGTTAATGCTGGTTATAGTGCCATTGGAGGTGTTGATGTTGGTGGTGCAATATATGGTGAAGTTGCACTTAGTATTTGTGCGTATGACTATATTAATGATTATTGTTTACCATGTAGTGGTGGATATGAAATATGTAGTGTTTATGGAGACCCCGGAAGCTGCACTCAACCAGCAACTCTATCATGTGTTAATCACACGAATAGTTATTGTTTTAGTGGTTACATTTGTAATGACGATTAAAATTTAAAATAATGAGCGGAAACACAGTATTTATATCATACATATTATTACCAACAACAGGATTAACTGCTGGTGATTATAGTCAAACAATTCATTGTAATTATATTAAGAAAATTAATTTGGGTGCAGGTAATCCATATGTACAGGAAGTTAGTTTAAATTTCCCGAATATCGATGATTTCAAATTTCTGGCTTCAAGTGTTGGTGGTGGCGCAAATCCTCTTGGATTAGGTTATACCGCACATAAAATTCATGCCTTGACGCAAATTGTAAGTAATACACCATTTGATAGTTTTGATGATGTTAAACCAGATTCAACAGCATGGAAACAAATAGATATCACGCCTCAAGTAACAGGGTATAGTAGTGGTGATACTTTCTTTCTAACTGCTGCCAAACTTACAACAGTTGTTTTCAAAATATCGTTTTTATTGTATGATAACGTATCTGTGTTCATGCCATATAATCTCGATTACATAAATTATCCATCAAGTAGTCAAGAAGAGGAACTGGTTTTTGGTGATGCAACTTTTTTCTTCGGTAATGTTAAAACCGAAATCAAAGCTGATGTTTATACAACCGATATCAGTATTAATTTACCATTAAATGAATTCAATTCAAGTTCAAATAAAACTTGGGATGGTCTTGAAACCGTTTATATTAGTGAGATTGGTATATATGATAGTAATAAAAATTTGGTTGCAATTGCTAAACTGAATGACCCTGTAGCCAAAGATGCAACGATTGCCAGAACAATTGTATTCGCTTTAGATTTTTAAAATGAAAAACAAAAAATTTATAATTATTGGAGTTGTTGCTCTCGCAATTCTCATTACCATTATTTTGTTAGTGCGTAGAGAAAGAAATGTGAACGTCTATGAATACCCAGATACTTTAGTTGTTATCAATTATACCGAACACAAGAATGCTGACATTTATTCGAAAATCATTTTAAATAAGATATATGATTATGATACTGTTAATCTCAATATTTATTATTCACCCAGAGATTATGGTACTGATGAACTTGATGTCGCTGGCTTTATTCAGAAGAATCCGTTCGTAAATCATTCATATAATATCTTTTTAAAAAAAGGTGGTTTACCCACTTCAGTGAAGAATTTTCTATCACATGAATTAATCCATTTAAATCAAATGGAAATCGGTGATTTAATCCCTATTCAAGATTCATTGGCTATGATATATCAAGGTGATACCATATTGTTATTATCTACACCATATCATGAGAGACCCTATGAAATTCAAGCACTTAGCACACAAAACAAAGTTCTGAAAGAACTAAATCATCTTCTTTATTCGAAATAATCATAAAAATCTATAATTTTTTATAATTTCTTAGTATTTATTATAAATTAAGAAAATAAATTATTACAGATATGAATAATATAGAGATACCCATAGTAACAAAACCCAAATCAGTTATTATTGATGGAGAACTACATGGTAGGTTCAAGTTGTTATGTAAAGGTAAAAGTTTGAAAATTGGTGGTGTGCTTGAAAATTTGATTTCATTATATCTCACCAATCCTAAAAAGATTCAGACCATGATTGAAGAATCTAAAACAATAAATTACGAAGAATTGCATAAATAATTAGTTATGTTGAAATACATTTGGTCATTAGACATTAGTACAACAAATATCGGCATGGCGTTATGGGATGATAAGGGGAAACTCATTGAACTCAAACATCTTGAATTAAAAACCGATAAAAATACTCCTGTTGAAAACAGGGACATATATAAAGCCGAGATTTTTAAGAAATATGTTCTCGATTATAAAGAACATGTACTTAATGTACATAATGGAATAGTTGAGCACGTCATAGTGGAAGAACCTCTTGGTGGTAGTAATAACGCCAACACTGTTTCACTTCTGTTTGGTTTTAATGGTATTTGTAGATACATTCTATATTCTGTTTTTGGTATGTATCCTATGAAAATTAGTGTATACGAAAGTCGTAAACTATTTTGTGATGAATTGGTTAAGGTCAGCTATGTAAAAGGTGAAAGAAAAGAGACACTTAGCTTCCCACTTGAGTACAGAAAAGAAAAGAAGTTGTATATCTGGGAAAAAGTTTGTAACTTAGAACCGCAAATTCCTTGGTTTTTTAAGAAAGATGGTGAAACACCTAAACCAATGTGTTTTGATATGTCAGATAGTTATGCCGTTGGATTTGCAGGACTAAAGAAGTTGGAAATAATTTAATGAAACATATTTATTTAATTCAATCGTTGGAAGACGGTTATTATAAAATAGGTGTATCTAAACATCCCAAGAAAAGAGTTGCACAATTACAAACGGGAAATTCTTCCGAATTAAAACTCATTGAATCTTATCAATCGGAGTATGCTCACAAAGTTGAGAGAGCGTTACAGCGTAGATATTCACACATGAAAAAAGAAGGTGAATGGTTCGATATATCAATTAGTCAAGAAGTTTCCTTTCTTTCAGATTGTAAGCAAATCGAAGAAAATTTTGTCATTTTGAAAAAAAATGGTAATGTATTTATATAAAACCCTTGTGTTTGTGATATATTTGTTATAGTTTTGACAAAAATATCTGAATAATTTAATCTAACTATTTTAAATAATGACAAAAAAACGAAGTAAATCAATACAGAAAAGAATTGAGAATGCTGTTGAAATCATACAATACGCAATAAAAAATCAAGTGTCGGTAAAGGAAGCAAGTGTAAAATGTGGATTTTCCGACACTTATGTTAAGAATATGAAGGCGATGATTTATCAGAAGTTTAATGATGGTGAACTGGACATCAACCTTTATAACATGTTCCAAAATCCGTATCAAAATTATATTAATATGAAGGGATTTATTGAACCTTCAAAATCAGAAGAAAAATCAGAACCTAATAAACCCAAAGACTTACCAAAAGGAGGAAATAGAGAGACTTTCAATCAAAAGAATGCCAACGAAGCCGAATATGAGTGGATTGGTAGCAGTCACTACCCAAAAGACCACGTAAGAACACTTGACCAATTACTCGCTGCAACTGAAGTAGATACTGAGGTTTGGAAAGTAAGTTCTCATATTGTCAATAAATGGGATGTGACAATGAAGGTTCAGGAATTTGGTGAGTGGGTGGTTAAAACCTATCAAAACTGGCAAGTGAAAGCACGTTTGGAACGTGACATGAAAGTTGTCAGGGAAAGAATGATTGGTGAGATATTCCAAGAAATGATTAATGGTTATGAACCACCTGTATATGATTGGACACCAGAAAGACCACAAGAAACCAAAGAACAAAATCTCTTGGAAATCAGTGTCTTTGACCTACATATTGGTAAACTTGCATGGGGTGGTGAAACTTTTGAGAACTACGATGTTAAAATCGCACGTAAACGTTTCTTAACTTCAATTGAAAAACTCATGCAAAACGCAAGTGGTTTTAATTATGAAAGAATATTATTCCCCGTTGGAAACGATTTCTTTAATAGTGATACTATGGAGAATACCACAACCAAGGGAACTCAACAAGACGAAGATTTGAGATGGCAGAAGACATTTAAAGTTGGTACACGATTACTTGTTGATGCAATTAATTTAATGAAACAAGCTGGTGTTCCGATTGACATAGTGGTCATCCCCGGTAACCACGACTTCGAACGCAGTTACTACTTGGGTAGTTATCTGGAAGCATGGTTCAAAGATGACCCAACAATAAGCATTGATAATCATGCGTCACCAAGAAAATATTATGATTACGGTAATCTATTACTTGGACTCACTCATGGTAGTGAAGAAAAAGAAGCAAGTCTTCCAATGTTAATGGCTACCGATATTCAATCCAAACCACTGTGGAGTGTAACAAAATTCCATGAATGGCATCTTGGACATATTCATAGGAAGAGAACCGTGCAATATGATATAAATAAATCAAGACTTTTAAATGAAGACTTAGGTGTTACCATCAGGTATTTGTCAAGTTTGACTGGTACTGAAGAATGGCATCACAAAAAAGGATACGTTGGTTCAGTGAAAGCAGCAGATGGTTTCGTTTGGAACTTCGAATTTGGCTTGGTCGCTCATTTAAATACAAATTTAATAATTGACTAATATGGCAACAAAAAATGATGTAGTTGGTTTAGCAAAAACCACAAAAAAACCTGCTGCTAAAAAACCAGCAGCAAAGAAAACGACAAGAAAACCAGCAGCAAAGAAACCTGCTGTTAAGAAACTCACTGCTAAAGAAGAAAGAGACCTTAAAGCAAAAGAAACAGTTAAAGAATTACTTAAGGATTCTCCAATTGTTACTCTCGAAAAAAAGGATGACCTTCTTGTGCTCGATGAAACACCAACCCCTGAAGAACCTAAAGGTGTTGAATGGCTTGAAGAACAAGTTACATTACTTAATCAGAAAAATGAAGCCTTAACTGCTGAATTGGATGTGGTTAAGATTGAAAACCAAACACTTAAAGCAAGTGGTGGTTCGAATGATGGTAATGTATCCAAACTGGTTGTTGACCTCTTCAATGAATTACAAGAAAATTTCGTCAAAATGGGTGTTGATAATCGTGGTATAGGTAATTTTAGAATCTATACGCCCGGTTTCCTCAATCGCATGATTAAATTTTTCCCGTTTTTAGAGCAGCATAAAAGATATTAATAATGAACTGGTGTTGGTTGTTGGGGCACAAATGGAGTTATAATTTCACTTGGATGCCTTCGAAACGCACGTGTAAACGTTGTGGGAAGAAGCAGAAAAGGGTGGTTAATAAACCACATGGACACCCAAATGACTTATATAAATGGATTGACCAATAATTTAATTGCCTTAAAACTCTTTGTTTTAAGGCAATTTTTTTATATATTTGCTTCATGATTAAAGGACAAGAATTTCATTCCATAATCCAAAACATATTTGGTGATGTTAACGGTTACCTGCAAAGCGAACAATTGCAGGTTAATTGTCCACGTTGTCAGGAACGAGAAGGTCTTAGTTATCCAGATGGTAGATTTAATTTGGAAATTAATACTGCTAAACGTATGTTTAGGTGTTGGAAGTGTGAAGAACCCAGATTTAGTGGGTCTCTGGGAAGACTTGTAAGGACATTTGGTGGTCATGCTGACTATGAAATGTATAAATCATATGCTGGAATTTTTCAGGATTACGTTTTTGATGAAGACGAAAAAGAATATGTTCAGGTTAAATTACCTGAAGAAATGATTTATTTCTCTCAAATGGATGTAAGTAATCCTGAACATTTTGAAGCATATAGTTATCTTGTTACTGAAAGAAAAATAAGTCGAGACATTATTTTAAGATATCGGCTTGGTTTTTGTACTACTGGAAAATACGCTAACAGAATAATCATCCCGTCATTCGATGCACAGGGTGAAGTTAATTATTTTGTTGGTAGATATTATGGAAATGACTTTAAATTAAAAAAGAAATTGCCTTATCTCAATCCTGTTGCAGATAAAGACGCAATTATTTTTAATGAAGGTCTTGTAAATTGGGATTCTACTGTATACCTTGTTGAAGGTGCGTTTGAGATGCTCAGTTTTCCTGTCAACATCATTCCGATGTTGGGGAAAACGCTCTCGACCACATTGTTTTTAAAACTGAAAGAATTAAAACCAGATGTCGTTGTTTTATTAGACCCTGATGCCTATAAAAATAGTGTTGAGTTATATTATATTTTAAACACTATTTATATTGGCTGTGAAGAAAGGGTTAAGATTGTTAAGCTCCCCACCAAGGAAGACCTTGATGAACTTCGTAAGAATCAAGGAATTGATGAAGTAATAAAGTGTTTATATAGTGCAAGGGGTTTGATTATCGATGATTACTTTATTCAAAAGTTACAAAAACCATATGATAAGAAATATACAGGAAGATATAGACCTGATTCAAAGTATCCTGAATGGAAATCAACAAGCGCAGGAAATACTATACGAAAAATATAAACAATCTGTTAGAAATTTTTTAAAGAATAAGTACTCTATTTATTATGACCTTGAAGATGATGTGTCGGAAATCATGATTAAGGTATTCATGAATTTAGAGACATTTGATAAAACCAAATCAAAATTCAGGTCATGGGTTTTTAGTGTTGCGAAGAATCACATGATTGATAAATGGAGAAACACAACAATTACTCTTACGGGAAGCAATACTAATTGTGTGTACTCATATTCAACAACAGGAGCAGATATTACTTGTGATAATAGTTTCATTACTTCAACCAATACTGGAGCGATTAATGGTAGTGGTTCATATACAACTACTAATTGTGGTACAGATTCCGAATTTGAGAACTGTAGTTCAATTAATTTTATATCAGACCAGTTATCACCAGAAGATTTTACGTTACTTGACATGAAATATGTGCAAGGTTATAGTTATAACGAAATCGGAAACGAGTTTAATGTCACGAGTTCTACAATCAGTAATAAAGTTAATTATATAAAGACTAAACTAAAAAAGAATAATCCAGAGATAATTTACGAATAATTCAAGTATTTATAAAAAATGCTTGAAACAATGGGTAAAGAAAATATCTTTGAATACGTTAATCTTGAAAAACAAGAACTTAAGGGTAAGAAACCACCTCATAATCCATATACTCGTTATATAGTAGTGTCTGACCAAAACATGGAAACCAAGAAAGTCGCCAGTAAGTTGGGTCCTCTCGGATTTAAATGGAACGGCAAAGAGTGGTGGGTATTTGGGAATAAATTAACGAAACCAATGGTTGATAAATTAAAAGAAATCAACAAAGAATTAGAAACACAAGGTGGTCAAACTGGTGACCTTGAGGATTTTCTCAATCAACTCGAAGGATTTAAAGCCGAGGTACAGGGGGCAGATATTCCTCTTAAAACCAAAACCGAACTCGAATCAAATCTGGAGCAATATATTGATGACATTGCCAATGCAACCGATGAAAGAGCAGCAACTGCTGAACTCCAGAAATTCTTAAATTTCTCAAGCAAATTTCACCAATACAGTTTCAATAACATCATGTTTATTTATTTACAAAATCCTAATGCAACTAAAGTTGCTGGTAAAAATAAATGGAAAAAAGATTTTAATAGAACTGTTGTTGATTTAAATAAAGCAATAACAATTAACTGTGGAAATAAATTTTATCGTAATCCCAGAAGTGGGAAACTGGCTGAATACACTTTAGACCAGCAAAGGTCAGATAGAGAGTATGTTAAAAGAGTTCAGAATGGTCAGGAGAGAATGGATAGTGGTAAGATGGATGCGATTAGAACCAGAAAAGACATTAAGCATATTGGTTTTAAACCATGTGTGGTTTTCGATATTGCTGATACTACAGGTGACCCGATTCCCGATGAACCGCTTTGGAAAGGTAGTAATGATGAAAGAGCAGATGCTGTGGCATTGTTCAGTATTGCTAAGAAAAGTCTTGAAGCAATGGGTATTAGGGTAACGCAAGACCCAGCAACGGCAGGTGAGGGTGGTTGGAGTAGGAAGGGTCAAATAAATGTTAGTGCTGATGCAAGTGGAAGTGGTGCTGCCTCAACAATTTTTCATGAATGGGCACATGATATGTTACATCAAAAAGGTGGTCGTTTTTATGATAGAGCACAGAAATATTTTGAAGCCAAAGGTCAATTAAATTATGGACAAATAAAACAAATTAAGGAAATACAGGCAGAAACCGTTTCTGCAACACTTTGTAAACACTTTGGTTTACCAGCAGACCATCACCCAACATACATGGCATTATGGCAAGCACAAGGTGGTTTGAATAGTAAGCAGTTAATTAAAGAAAATATTTCAACAATTAGTACTGTGAGTAACTTTATCCTTAAACAAATCGATAAATATGATGACGAGTTCCAAGCAGCTAAAGCCAGCATGGGACAATCACAACAAACTCAAGAACCGCAAGCATAAAAAAAGAGGTCACAATTTGTGACCTCTTTTTGTTTCGGACTTTTAATGTTACTTAATCACGATTTGTTTTTTCTTTTTGGTTTCATCAACAGTCTTGGGAATTGTTACTGTTAATATACCGTCTTCCATTGATGCTTTAATTTCTTCAGTACTAACATTATCTGGAAGAATAAATGACCTCTTATATTTACCAACATACATTTCATTGCGCCTATATTTTTTGGTTTCATCCTTTTTGCGCTCGGTTTCAATGGTTAGCGTCCCGTCTTCGGTATCAATACTAACATCATCTTTCTTAACTCCAGCCAATTCCATCTCAATGACGAATTCATCATCGTTCTCAATTACATCATGTGCTGGGCACTTTCTGGATGTGATATCAAATGATTCATCAAAAAATTCATCGAAGATTTTCATAAATTCGTGTGTTGGATTTCCTAATCTAATTTTATACATAATTCTATTTATTTAAATTTAACGTTATTTTCCACATGTATTGCGAATAATGTGCCATAGTGATTAACAAGTCAAAATGTCAGATATTTTTAATTAAAAATGACAGAATGACAATTTCTAAAAACTCTTGCATTTCATGGTAGTTTTAGATATATTTGTAAAAAATTTTTGAATGATTAAAACAATTGCGCATCTCGCAGATATTCACATACGAAAAACACCTACAAGAAATGAAGAATATCAACAAGTATTTAAAAGATTAATCACATCTTTAAAGAAACAAAAACCTGATAGAATTATAATTGTTGGTGACCTTGTTCATGACTATCTTGACTTACAGGGTGAGCAATTAATCATGGCTCACAATTTCCTTAAAGAATTGGCTACAATCGCTCCTGTACGAACAACCAGAGGTAATCATGATTGTCGTAAGAAAAATCTCAAACGTGTGGATAGTATTAAAGCGATTGTTGAAACGCTTGGTGATATTGATGTTGAATATTATGATAAGACAGGTTTTTATGTTGATGAAAACGTGACTTGGGCAGTTTGGCATCATGGTGAGAAAAACAATAACCCTTGGAAAACTAAGGAAGGTAAGAAACTTCTTGCTTATCAAGGACAGGATGCCAGAGTTAATATTGACCTTTTCCATGACCCTATTACTGGTTGCATGTCAACCACTGATTTCGAAATGAAAAGCAAGTCATATTATAAAATCAGTGACTTCAAAGGTACATATTCGTTCTTCGGAGATATTCATAGAATGCAATACCTTGATAAAGATAATAAGAAAGCATATTGTGGGTCTCTTATTTCACAAGACGTATCAGAGGGTGATGATGCTTTTCATGGTTATTTGCTTTGGGATATAATTAAGCAGACTACTGCTGAAATTGAAATACCTAATAATTATAGTTTTAAGAATATTAAAATAACACCATATACTGATTTTGATGATTTGGATTTTGAGGTAGAGAATCCAACTAAATATATGAAACTCAGATTTGTCTGGGGTACGCTACCACAAACACGTACCAAAGAAAATGAACGAAAACTTATTGACTACACCAAAGGTTACTTATTTAAGGAACATAAAAATCTCACAATTTCTCATAAAAACGAATTCATTGAATCAGAAGACGTAGATGTTAATGAAAATATTACGTTAGAAAATGTGACTGATGCTGCTGTTCAGCAAGAAATATTTAAGGACTATTTGGAAAGAATTGGGACTGATGAACAATTAATGAATGACATCATTGCTTTGGATGAAGAAATCTTAAATGAAATTGATGTTCCTGAAGACCAGAATATCGAATGGGATGTTATTAAATTTGGTGGAAAGAACTTCATGTCTTATGGTGAGCTTGATGTTGATTGGCGAAAGACTGATGGTATTTTCCAAATAAACGGTGCAAATACTGCTGGTAAAACCACCATTATGAAACTCATTTCGTATTTGTTATTCGGTAAAACATTGGAAACCGAAAACCGTATGAAATTTGGTGATAAACGTTTCGTCAATAATAGAAATGATGCGACTTCATGTGAAGCCTACATGGTATTGGAAGCCAATGGTGAATATTATGGAATTAAGAAAGCTACTAAAATCGAGAGAAAGCGAGATGGGACAATTAATGGAGCACCGACTTCCTTGAGTTATTACGTTCTCAATAATCCTGATGATGAAATGACTGATGATAACTGCTTGGATAAACTCGATGGTGACAGACGAACTAAAACCCAAAAGAAAATCGAAGGTATTATTGGTACATATGATAATTTCATGCGAATCGTCATGACGACTTCAGATACATTGAATCAGAATTTATCTAATGATATGGCAGTTTTTATTGATTCATTATTATATGATAGTGGATTGGATATCTTTGATAAAAAACTTGAAGGTCTTAAAGTATATCAGAAGCGTGCGAATGAAAAAACACGTGTGAGTTGTAACATTGAATTCACAACGACTCAGAATGCAACATTAACTCAGGAAATTACAACACTTCAAAGCGAAATTACCGAAATAGAAGGTACGAAATTACCTGATATCCAAGGCAGAATTCAAACTGGTCGTGAGTATATTGAAACACTTACAAAGAAACTCTATCAAATAGACGATGAAATCTACAATCTGGACGTAGATGAAGCCAGACTTGACATAAGTGACCATAAGAAGAGAATCGTTGAAATTAAGGCACGTAAGATGGTTCTACAGCAAAGTATTGGTGAGTTAAGAGAAAGTTATGATGAAGTAAAACTAAATAATCTCATTATAAAGCGTGACGAACATAAACAAAAGGTTTATGAAAAGAAATTTGCAATAAAAGAAGAGGAAAGAAAGAAAGCAGATTTCCAACACAAAATCGAACTTCTTAAAGGTAGGATTCATACTGCGAAAAGGGATGGTGGAAATCTGAAAGATGAAATAGCTAAACTGAAGAACAGTAAAAATTGTCCCGAATGTGGTCAAGTAATCGATAAGAAAGAACATCAAGACCATATAACAAATTCTGTTAAGGAAAAAGAAGTTAAGATGTTTGCTTTCGCCAAGGAAATGAAGGAATATCAACATGATATTGATACTGATTGGAAATCAGCTATAAAGAAATGTGATGATAATGTTGTGACAATAAATGGGGAAATCACCAAACTTGATTTAGAGATGGAAGCGGTTCTGAAAGATATTGGTGTTCTTACCAACGAAAAGAATGATGTTGATAGACGCAATACACTTCAAATCGAACTTAATCAAGTCCCAACGCTGATTGATAATGAACAATTGAAAATCGATATTCTGGAACAAAAGATTACCAGACATGAAAATAGTTTGAAGCAGATTGAAGAGAATCAGAGAATTGAAAAGGGAATCAAAGCAGCTAAAGGAAAGATTGAAATTCTTGAAGTCGAAGAAGAAGATGAAAAAGAAAATGTGTTTATTAGAAAAACATCTATTGGAGAGAAAGAAACCAGAATAATGGGTAATAAATTATTAATTGAAGAGTTCAAGGTTCAGGAGTATCAGGATAGTGTTATGGCACTTTATAAGAAATGCGTGCATCGTGACGGTATTCCAAGACAGATGTTAAGTAATCATATTATACCGAAAATCAATATTACGTTGGAAAATATACTTAGTGTAGCACCATTTAAGGTCTGGCTTGATGTAAACGACCTCAGACCCAAGTTGGTTTATTATGATAGACCTGAAGCCATTATTGATTGTATCAGTGCCAGTGGTAAAGAAAGAACTTTCAGTAGTGTTGTATTGAAGTTTGCACTTAATCAAATCAATGTTAAAGCAAAACCATCAATCTTCTTATTGGATGAGGTCATGGGTAAGTTAGATTCAAATGCAATTGATGAATTCAAAGAGATTCTACAACTAATCAAATTGAAGATGAAGAAGGTCTTGGTGGTTGAACAACTCATTGAAATTAACCCTGATTATTTGATTCAGGTACAGTTAGACGAGAACGGTATATCATCATTAACAATTGAATAAAACATATTTTTCAGTATTTATTTGAAAGTAAAAATACGTATGGATACAAAAAAATATGACAAATTAAGACACAAAATCGAAACCAAAGATTTTGAAGGTAACAATAAGGGACTGGATAAATGGTTATGGAATTTTTCGTTTCTTGGAAATATTAGTTCCATTTTCTTCGCATTCTTCTTAGTTTACCCAGCACTATTGAAAGCAATAACATTGAACTTCATCACTGGAACAGGTGCATTAGTACTTGCGGGTGGTCTAACACTAATGATTCTATCAATATTTGAAATTATTAAAAGATATTTGATTCGAAATTTCAGTAATGATTACGTAATCAATAAAAGAAAATTAAACTTTAAGATATTCGGGTGGTCGGTTACCTCAATTGCGATTGTTGTACTGAGTTTCTACTTATCGATTAGTGGTTCAAAGAATCTTGCAAGCACGAGTTCGATAAAAAATGCTATTGTGCAGACCGAAGTGATATCAAAATCTGACAGTCTTGTATCAATTTATGATATACAGAAACAACCATATGTTATTGATAACATATCTTTAAGGGCGGTTAGTACAGATTTACGTGAAAAACTTGCTGAAACACCTGTTACTTATAGAACAATTAGGAAAGAGTATCAAGACAATATTGATAAAAACACCGAACTTATCAGGGAAAATGATGCAAAGATTGATGTTATTAATGCCAAACTACAACAGAAGATTGGTGATTATAATGTTGAATTCGCTGAAACTAAATCAGATAATGAAACCGAGGACAGCAAAAACATTTTTCTATTTATCATCATTGTTTGTTTCAATGAAGTTCTTATTATCGGTGGATTGTATTTCCGAGAATATTACGAATACACCCTATATATGATTAATCAAGAGAAGTTTGAGAAAATGTATCAGAAAAAAGATAGGTATAAAGCACTTGTAACATTTGTTTTTAATGATGGTGAACTTACCACTGGTGATAAGGTTATGAGTGGGTTGATACTGAAGGAAGCGGTTGCTGATAAAACAAATATACAGAACTCCAATAAATTTGTTGAAGAGTTCTTGCGTGACATGGATAGATTATCTATCTTTACGACACATGGTAAGCGTAGATTAATTAATGTGACATTTAGTGAAGCACTTGAGTTGGTCGATAATTATGACGACTCATATCGTGTACTTGAAAATATTAAATAATGACTGAAAACGAACAAAAAGCGGACTTAATTAAAAAAGCATTAACAATTGTTAATGAGCTTGCTGAACTCGATGTTGATGATAAGTATGACATTGAAGAAATTGAAGAATTAATTGAACAAGCAGAAAAATTGAAAAAAGATAGATTATGGAAACTGAAATAATTAAAAACAGTATTGTTGGTAAAGAAGCAAAAAGAGAAACCAATTATGTGTATGTTTCTCCTTACATCATAACGAAATGGGATTTGCGTTTCATGAGAATAGCTGACCTTGAAGTAGCACAATGGTCGAAAGACCAATCAAGTAAAGTTGGTTGCCTTATTGTTAATGGTAGAGAGATTGTAACAACTGGTTTTAATGGATTACCAAGAGGATGTAATGATGATGCTCCCGAAAGACACGAAAGACCAGAAAAATATAATTGGTTCATTCACGCAGAACCCAATGCAATATTTAATGCAGCAAGACAAGGTAAGAGTACATTGGGATGTGACATGTATATTAATTGGTGTCCGTGCGACCAGTGTTCAGGATTTATTGTTCAGGCAGGAATTAAAAGGGTGTTCTGTGACAAAGAACCAGATTGGGATGACCCTAAATGGGGTGAAAAATTTAAAAGAGCTAAAACTATTTTACGTGAAGGCAATGTAGAAGTGATTTACATGAATTATGATGCACATAGACAGGGAAACATATAAAATAAAACAAGAGAATCGTTATAAGACGAAAAGTGCTAAGACCCAGATTGTTATTGGAGTGAGTCTTAGGAAAGATAATCATCATATTACCAGACTCCAACATAAGGATTATGGTAGAACTAAGAAATGGAACACATATACAATTAGTCGTGATGGTAATGTATATCAACATTATGATGATAAATATCATACCGACTTTCTTGGTATTAAAGAAGGGGATAAATGCAGTATATCAATCGTATTAGAAAATATGGGTGCTGTATTTCAAATTGCAAATGGCAAGCATATCAACTGGTTGAATGAGGTTTGTGAGGAAGAAAATGTTGTTGAAAGAGAATGGCTTGGTTATGATTTTTGGGAAAGTTTTCCTGATGTGCAACTGAAAAGTTTAATATTATTATGTGGTGAATTATGTGAGAAACACAATATTCCTAAAAAATTTATGGAATTTAATCATTATCATAAACAAACCAATAAATTTAGGGGAATTGTATTCAGGGGCAACTATATTGAAGACAGTAGTGATATGAACGCATTACTTGAGATATCCCGATTAGACAAAATGTTGAATAACGATATTACTTAAGTATTTATAAATATGAATAGAATCGTTCAAATAATTAACGAAGAACTCTCTGTAATCAATCGAGATAAGAAGCAAGAGATATTTGATTATAACTCGGTTCAGGAAGACGCTTGGCTTGACCCGAAAACACGAGGTCAGGAATTTCAACGTATTAATTTTGATTTTGAAAACGATGAAAGTGTTGGAAAGAAAACTTTTTTCGCTAATGTAATGCTAAGAAAAGACCAACCTGTTAAGGACGAATTCAATGTTGATATGCATGTTGCTGGTGGTGATTGGGAAATGGGTGTGATTTATTTCAGAATCGAATTCACTCACAACTATGGACTTATTAGTAACAAGTACGCTAAAAATCCTGAATTTGTTTGGGATGTGGGGAATGAAAATGGTGATTTAATTGGTAGTGGACATAAATACATTCTAATTCCACCAGTTGAAGCAGGAAATAAACTCGTGAAGGGTGAAAGTGATAGCGGGAAATATGATTGGCACGCATACCAAAACAGTGAACTTAGTAAGGAAGAAGAAAAGGAAGCGAGAATCACAGATGCCGATAAAAAGAATTGCTGGAAATGGCTCGAAGAACTGCTCGATAAGTTGGTTGAAGAACGTCATGAAATGCTTGACTAAATAATTTGTATTTATATTAAAAAAACATGGACAACAAAGAAAATGACATAAATAGTAAAACTTCACCTATTCAAATGAGGGAATTCATGAAAAGGGTTCGTAAAGGTGGTTTTGTTGCAAACGAATCTCAAGAACCAAAGAAAGACCTTAATATGCGTGATATGTTAAAAATTACTCGCAGCATCAATGAGAACGTAAATGAACGTGTTGTTGAACCCAGAGACACTTCAAATCTAACTGGTGAAGAATTAATTAAATCAAGATATAATAGTTTGGCTGCTGATTTAGAATTTAATAAACTGGCGCAAGCATATGAAAATTTCTTGAAAATTAAAAGAGTTAATTTTAAACCTTCTGGTGTATTACAATTAGCTCTTTCATCAGCACGAGATTTAATCGCAGAATATCTTAAAAATGTTAAAGGATTGGATGTTACTGGTGAAGATGTGCAGAATTATTTTCACAGCATGTTAACTAAATTTAGTAGAGTTGTAAGTGAAAATGTTGAAAATAAAGAAACTGTTTACGACCAAAGTATTGAAGAAGAAAAATTCAGAAACTTTTTCAATGACATGAACGTCAGTATCAAATTAATTGATTTGGAAATTTATGATAATTTAATTTTCTGGGGTGGGACAATTGACGGTGTTATTCAATTCATTTATAAAGTAACACCAGATGAAAGTACATCGGGGGTTGAGTTCAATTATCTCGAAGATTTTTCACCAGACAATCCAGAAAATGAAGAAATTACAGGTAGAATCGAATCGTATTTCGATAGCTTCTATAAATATTGGCGAGATAATGTCATGACTGCCAATAGTGCAACAAATGACGAAAAATAAAAATTATGAAAGGTATATTGGAATTCTTAGCAAAAAATAATCGTTGGGCGATTGCTTTGGCGATTTTATTATTATTAGTTGGTGGAATATTCATTTCGATTCAACGTAATAATGTCAAGGAATGGAAAAATAAATACCAAACTGAAGTCAAACTGAAGAATGCTTTAATCGACACAGTTACTTTCACGAAGAATCAATATGGTGAAGTGGTTGCTGAAAAACTAACGTTACAGACCACAGTAAAGGACTTGGAGAAGATACGTGATGACCTAACTGCTTCTCAACAAGAATTATTGGCACGTGTAAAGGCAGCAGATAAGGAGAATACAATAATTACAGCAGCACTTATTGATGCACGTGTAATTATTGATTCATTAAAAGGTGCTGGATTTGTTGCCGTTAACCCAGAAGATAGCACAATCACATTTACTGATACCACAGAATTTCTGGTTTACGATATTCAAATTGGGAAAGCAATGGCAGCAAGTTCTAAATTGAAACCAACAATATTATTTAATTATTTAATGATGCCAAACACACAATTTGTGGAATTCCATTGGAAAAATAAGAAGAAAGAAGGCTATCCTATCGAGTTTAGTGTTAGTAATTCAAATAAGTATTTTAAGACTTATGATATTAATAGTTATGCAATTCCCAGACTCGATAAAGAAGTGATTAATCCAACTGGTTGGCAGAAGGTTGGTCAATGGTTTACTAAGAACGGAAAGGTTGTAGGATTTGTTGCAGGTGGTGTTGTTGTGGGTGCTGGTGGTACATATTTATTAATGAAATAATATACACCCTAAGAGGTGGACTGTTTAATATAGTAACAAGGCGCATAATTAAACTTATGCGCTTTTTTTCATTAAGTCAATTTTTTGTATTCGTTAAGTATTTATAAACAACTGACAAGCACAATATGAATAAACAAGATGTTAAACAGATTGTTAATGACGAGATAACTAAATTCGTTAATGATTCTCTGGATAAGGAAATTAAGAAAATTATGGCTAAATCAGGTAGTCAAACAAGGAATGAATTGATTTCAACACTTAAGAATGCTATCGAGGCTGTTTATAAGGTGTTATGGCAGAAAAGAGATTTTTGGAAAACCGATATTAGGTAATGGCAACAATTAAACCAACACATAAAGACCCTATAAGTCCTCAATCAGTAAAGTTTGAGAAAGACTTTAAAAAAACTATGATTAAAACTAATGCTCCCGCTATTCGTGAAAGCAATTTAAATGAAGTCAATAGTATGTTAAGTGAAGTGGAACAGTCGCTGAAGAAAAAGATTTTTAGTCTGGCTAAAATGGAATCATTGGTATTTAGTGACCCTAAATTATCTGCTGTCTATGAAGAAATGTCTGAGAATGGTGAAGAAAAATATGGTTATCATTATAATGAAACTATTCAAAATATGATATTCAATGATTATGTACTGAATAGTCCAAAATATTTACAGAAATATAAAATGGCGATACCCAAGGAAAAGAAAAGACGTGATAAATCAGGGATTAATCAATTAAAAAAACAAGGAGAGAAAAAAATGAGTCAATCTGGTCTTGCAAAATTAGAACCGACAGAGAATGAATCTGTTATTGGAGAAGAAATCGATAGTAATCAAACAAAAGTGGTTTTCTTGGTTAATACACGAGACCCTAAAGACCCTGACTTATTTGCTTATTTTCCAGAAGAAATTCATAATGGAGAATATCGTACTGCATATTCACACATTGGACAACACAGTGCTGCTCATCCTGATTATGCGAAAGAAAGTCGTCAAGCAAGTCCTGAAGAGTATGCTGACCTTAAAGCTGAACTTGAAGGGATTGGGTATAATCTTGATGTACTAAATGGTATGCAAGAATCGACAAGTGCTGGTAGTGCTGGTGGTGCTGCTGGATATGTTGGTTATGCAGGACCAGCTGCATTCAGTAGTAAGGGCGACTTAAGTGGTGACTTTAAAGGAAAAAAGAAAAAGAAGAAAGTTGACCCTAAAGCAAAACCAATTTCAACTGGTTTTGCACTCGCTGAAACCATTGGAAACAAATCATCAAATTATCTCATTGACCCAAGTGGGTTTGAAGTAATGTTTAATGAACTTACTGAAAGTTCATCAATCTCACAAGGTGATGGTAGCGGTTATTACGATACTCCACTTGGTTTTAAAGACGATATTAAAAACGTTACAAAACAACTTGATACCGATAAGGAACTTAAAGATTTAGACACAGTAAGGATATCATTACCGGGTCAAGAAAAACGTGCCTACGGCAAGCATTTGCCTTCTGGTAAAAACGTGAGTAGTGCAATAGCAAAACCAAGTCCAAATAAAGAAGTGAAAAAACCATTCTATAAGGGTGGAAAAGTAGTTTCTCCATTTAAAACTGGTAATGAAAATATTAGTGGTACTGTTCTTGCCAAACATAGTCAACCAGAACGTCTTCAAGAAGAGGCAAAATCAAAATCACAACAGCAACTTATGGGTATGGCATATGCATATAAAAAAGGTGAATTAGATGGTGAAGCAAGTGATACTATTAAGAAAATTGCTGCTGGTATGTCAGAGAAAGACCTTGAAGATTTTGCAAGCACAAAACATAAAGGTCTTCCCGACCATGTTGATGAAAATTTAGGACAACCTGATGTTGAATATCTCGTTAAAATGTATAGTATCGCTAATTCAGGTCCTAATTATGACCCACAGAAAACCGAACGTTTTAGGAACAACATTCCGTTGATGGATAACCAACAAATTCAAAAAGTTTATCAAACATTAGAAGGAATTATGAGACAAATGGGGCATAAACCTGAAAATATGATGAATCAACCTGAAATGGTTAACGAATTTCTAAGCCTTCATGATACTGTTGAGTATGTATCTGATAGAAGTGGTGAAAATGAATTTGAAATGGGTGGTGACAGATGGCAATTTGTTAACGCTAAGTATCCTAATGGTAAAATTGACATCGGTGTATATAAATTTGGTCATGACTTAGTATATGACTATGCAAGATGGAGAGAAGAATTTAACATTAATGAAAATAATATTAAAGAAGATATGCAAACTATGATACAAAATAATGGAACATCAATGTCGAACAAGTCACAAGCAACTGGCGACATGAGCAGCGAAGTACCAATGGGTGCACAACAAACAAGTGGATTAAATGAATCTGATATTAAATTGCTTGAAGAAATAAATAATGAATTGGAAGCATTTTCAATTCACCATGATAAACTTAAAATAATGGCAGAAGATAAAAAAACACCTTCAATGATTCAAGGTGACCGTCTAAGAAGCGAGAACCCAAAGAATTTCAAAAAAGACTTACAACACAGTGGGACTAAAGAAATCATTGATGTTGAAAAAGAATTACAATGGAAAGACCAACAAACGGATGTTCCAAAAGACCCTCAGAAACTCGGCATGGATATTGAAAAACAGGAAATCGAAACTGCCGATATGGAAGGTGATGAAGCACTTAAAAATGTTGGTGATAGCACCAATAAAGATGGTGACCAAATTCCAAAGCGTAACCTAACAACAAAGGAACAAGAAGAAGTTAATCTTTATCGTAACGGACAACATAGTCTTAATTATGATAACGAACCTGCTGACCGTTTCGTTGACCGTATGGAAGCAGACCAAGGCGAATTCTTTGAGATGGGTGAGAAGCAGAAGGAATTCAAGAAAGATGCGCCTATGTATGATAAAGACAGTCAACCAATTGATGATGGAATTGAAAAAGTTCAATTCGATAAGAATGTTAAGAAAAAAGGTGATAAAGTTGCTTGGAACGAAAGAATGGGTCTTGGGAGCAATGTAAAACTTGCTGAATCAATGATTACTGGTAGATATATCGATATTCTTGGTAAGAGACGTTTAATTGAATTCAGATTGAATGAAGTAAAGGAAGTCGAAAAAATTGACGAAGCCATGAAACTAAGTTTTGCTGGTCTTGGAAACACTTACATGAGTAAGACTGTTGATAAGAAAGTTGTTGTTAATGAAGGTGTTGTTAGCACAATTAACAGGGATAAGTTCTATACTGATGGAAAACAAGTTTTTGTTGTTCAGACTCCTGCTCAAAATCTTAACGAAGGCAAAGTGAAAGAAGAAAAGCCTGTTATGAACGAGCAAATGGATAAAATGAAGCACTTACTTGGTTACAAACCAGAAGCATATATTGATACTAAGAACGTAAAGAAAAATCGTAAATTCTAATGGCAGAAACTAAAGTAACTAAGAGACAATTTGATACTGCCTATAAAAAGCATCTTCCAAGTGGTTGGATTAAATTTGCATTTAAGTATTTCTCGAAAGAAACTGAGAAAGAATATATGAGTCTTCGTAATCACTTGACATTCATTTTACTTGGTCTATTCCTTTTGGGTTTCTTTGGAACAGTATTCAATGCATCATGGACGTTCATTGCAATACCAACAATCATTTATTCGATTATACTTGCAATACTTGTTTTTTATTTATTAAGTGCTGTACTTCTTAATAATCGCAGACTTAAAAGAGTTCAGAAAATATTGGGGATATCGAAATCAGAATATAATACACTTGTGAGAAAATTTTATCCATAATTAGGATATTGTCAGTTAAAACGGGGTGTTGTAAGTACAGCACCCCGTTTTTATTTAATATAGTATTTATTAGAAAATGTGTATCATGAAAATATTCAATAAACCAGTCACTCCCGCAACAGCCAAAAAAGAATTGCTGAAAGAACAGAAGGTTTTAAAGAAATTAAATCTTAAAGAAATCATAAGTGTTACTCTCCCTGAAAATCAATACATCAGGGAATCATATGATAAAAAACAAATCGTTCTTCATCACACTGTTAGTGGACAAGGTGTTAATGGTGATATTGCTTGGTGGAGACAAACTGCTGACAGAGTAGGAACTGCAATTATAGTTGGTTGGGATGGTAAAATTTACCAGTGTTTCGGTAGTAAATATTGGGCGTATCATCTTGGATTGAAAACTTCAAATAATAAAAAATTAAATCAAGAAACTATTGGTATTGAAATCGATGCTTGGGGTGGGTTAGTTAGAACCAATCGTTTATGGTATCCAGCAAAATGGGATAAAGGTCTCAAGAAAATGGTGGCAAATACCAGAGTAGCACCGATTCAAAATGTTCAGGTTTACGAACAGGGTTTCCGTGGTTTCTATGGATTTGAAAAATATACAGATGCTCAGATTGAAACAGTAAGACAGTTACTTGTTTATTGGAATGGAAGATATAAAATTCCTCTTGATTACAAAGAAGATATGTGGGATTATAGTGAAAATGCAATGAATGGTGAAGAAGGTGTTTGGACACATGTTAGTTATAGAAAAGATAAGAGTGATTGTCATCCACAACCTGAGTTAGTTGAAATGTTGAAGTCGTTGAAATAAAAAATGAGAACAAGTGAAAAGAAACATAGTATTGTTAAGGATAGGGTTGAAATTTATAGAGATTTCGCCCTAACCCTGCTATTCTATATTCACAAATACTATATTGATAAAGAAACACTTAGTGCTGACCAAGACATTTACAACCATTTTAAATGGTGTTTTAAAAAAGTTTGTGATGAATTTCTTGAAGAAGGTCTGGATTTCACAAATAATGAAGAATTAAAAAAATATTATTACGCATATTACTACCATCAATTTTATAAAACAACGAATAATCAGGATACCAGTTTTCAACATTTTGAAAAATTCTGGAAGAATATTTTTGAAATCGATAAACAAAGGAACAAAAATTTAATAAATATCCTCATCGAAATTTATAATATATATGACAAATCAATTAATCTCGAAAAAAATATTCTTGAGATTGTTTAAATAATATAAAAAATTTTCCATTTAATTCAAGATTTTTAATTTACACTCGTATTACCATATATATAACAACAAGTTATACTTAACAATTATAAGAAAATTATTTTATTTAAAAAGAAGAAACAATTATGGCAAATTTAAAACTTGACCTTATTAACAAGTTAAACAACGAAAAATTTTACGCAGAACTTGAATTAGTGCGTTTGGCACAAGAACCAAATATGAGTTATAGAACAAAAATCGATTCAATGAATCTTGAACTTGAAACCCTTGCAATTACCAATGCAAAACTTGGATTGGTTGACCAATATTTCCAAGAGCCAGCAGTACCTGCTCCAACACAAGAAGGCGCACCAAAGGCAGCACCTGCTCCTGTACCTGCTCCAGCAGCACAGAAGCCAGCAGGAAATGTTCATAAGGGGCAAAGTCATGGAGAATAATTGATGACATTAATAACTGAAATATATCAGTTTTTATTTATCTCTTCCATCGTTTTTATGATTTATGTTTTCAGTAACTTAATCATAAAAACGTATGGTAGGTTTAAATTAAAAAACGAGACAAAATTTTTATTAAGTAAAACCGAAAGAATATTGCTTTGGATGTCCATTGCAGTTTTTTTCACATATATTTTTGGATAAATGAAACCAATTGAAAAACAATTAGAACCCACAAACGGCTACATAACTTCTTTTACGAGAAATACTGTTGAAGGTTGGTGGGAACTTGAGATGGGATTACCCATATCATGGGTTTTCGATGAAAACAGTAATATTGATTGTGAAGTCGTTATGGAAAATGATATTGGTAAATTAATTAGAGTTTTCCCAAAGAAAAACGATATTTATGTTGATGACTTAATTACTTTTGTCGAAGTAATTATCAAAACCAATGAAAAAATTGCTGAAAAAGAAAAGCAATTTACTAACAAAATGCAAGAAATGAAAGGTATTTTGGAAGAAGAAGCCAAGAAGTTTTATCAGGAACTCGATGAATTAAAGGAAAACTCATTTAAGAAAAACAATGATAATTTCGATAAAACTTTGGATGAATCAAAACCTGCTGCTCCCAAGGCTACTGCTGATAAACCCAAACAAATAAGGAAGCCAAGAGCACCTCGAACACCCAAAAAAGATGCTGAGAAAAAATCTCACAGTACTGTTACCGAAGAAACCGAAGACATTGAATCAATTAAAGAAAATTAGTGATGCCTATTGATGAAGACAATGACATGAGTGTTCTTGCTTACAATAAGCACCTTGAAGAAGATGCTGAAAGAAACAAGAAAAATACAGCATTAGATTTCGAGGAAATGGGTGGTCAATTTATAAAGGAAATTGACAAGAAAAAGAAAAGAAAGAAACTCACCCAAGTCAAAATAATTCCATACATTTTAAAGCACGCTGGTGATATCTACGAAGAAGATGAATTAAAATCATATACTCTCGAAGATGTTCAGAACATCTATGATGAAGTCAGGGAAGAAAAAAGACCAGCAATTGTAAAATTTTTACATTTTATTTTCAATATTGAATAATTTTAACTATGTTTGTATAAAATAATCTACAATGGCACAACTATTCGATGACGTTTTTAACGCACAAGGCATACACGAAATGCTTTTCTTCAATTCTAAAACCGTTCTCACATTCCCCACACTTGAACAACTAAAAAAAGAAAATAAAGCAATGTTTGAACGTTGGGAGTATCTGGCGAAGAATAAGCATAATAATGAATATCCTGAAGATACTAAAGCACAAACGGTATATGAGCAAAACGCAGTAAAGTATCCTGAATTCAATGAGATTGTTGCAATAACATATGCAAGGGTTTATAATGAAAACAACACACTCAAACGTTATATGAAGAAAATCATTAATGAAGACGAGTATATTGTTTTGTCAACTTTCTTAGAAGAATTATATATGATATCAACTGAAGCAATTCAATCAACACCACAATTCTTTCCAATCCTTTGTGGACATAATATAATAAGTTACGACATACCGCTTTTAATTAAAAAATGTATACAACATAAAGACAAATTAGAAAAAGGTATTCCGTTGATTCTTAAAAGAAGTCTTGGAATCAAACCTTGGGAGTCTGGTGTGATTGATACTGTTGATGTTTGGAAATTTAATGGATACGATAGAATGCCATTAATGTTGATTGCCGATTTTATGGGATTGAAAAAAACAGTGGATTTATTACCCCTTGATGAAGTATCAAGACAGTATTGGGAAATTGTAAATGAGGATAGTGAAAAAGCATTGGAGTTTGTATCGTTGCAATCCGCAACTCAAACGAATCTTGTTATTCAGTTAATGAATGGGTTGAGACAATTGTAATTTCATTTTTATTGATTATTTGAAAGGGTAAGACGTTTGTTTTACCCTTTTTTTCTATTTATATAAAATGTGATTATGGCAATTAAAAAAGCATGTTTAATTTCAGGAGGCGGTGCTTGGGGTGCGTATGGTGGTGGAACACTTGAAAGAATTGATGGTGATTATGATACCGTGATTGGTGTTTCAACAGGAAGTCTTTTAGCACCACACACTGCTTTAAGAGAATGGGAATATTTGAGAACAGCATATATCACAGCAGATAATTGTGATGTTTATGATGGGTGTTGGTATAAAGGAAAACCATTCACAAAAAAAGGTAGAATCAGAAAACTACCAGTATTGATGACATTATTGTTAGGTCAGAAAACAATATATACTTCCCACATTTTAAGAAAAAGGATTGATGAATATTTTAATCAACACCAATTTGATGAATTACGGAATCAAAATAAGGAAGTTCTTGTAGGAACACAGAATTTTGCACAAGTACCATCTAAAATCCATTACTTTAATTCAATGGATGAGGAATATGAGGATTTTAAAGACTGGATATGGTGTAGTGCAAACCTACCATTTTTTACTTCAATGGTAAAAAAAAGTTGGCGAAATGGTGACGGGAAGTTTCATGTTGGTTTATGGGGTGACGGTGGATTAACCGATTTAATTGGACTTGACCAATTGAGTATGAGAGGTTATAAGGAAATTGATATTATTTTACATAGAGTAAAAAATATTGATGCTTTTGAAGGAAATAAAATTCATAATTTGAGTGAAAATATTAATACAACTATTAATGTGATGCGACACGATATTGAGTTTTATTATTTTCATGAAAAGATAAAAAGACTTAATAGACAAGGTGCTAAAGTAACAATTTATTGGCTTCCAAGGAAACTTAGTGCAAATTCATTAATCTTTAATAAAGAAGAAATGAATGCTTGGTGGGACGAAGGGTATAAAACAGCGTTTGATTCAAACCGAATTGAAGTATTCGAACCAACTAAAAGGAAGTTTTAAGCCGTTTTAAGACACTTAATACTTAAAAGGTCTTCTGCCACACAATTCTGTTTATATTCCTCAGAATATCCTCAAATCAACTCTGAGGGGTGGTTTTTGTTGTCCACACAAGATGGTCTGTAAATTTTCCATCAATATGTGGTGCGTCCCAATATTGGTCAAAATCATCTTCACTTATATATGCTCTTTGAAACTTACCATCACCATATAATAAGAACTCATTCATGTCAATAATTGTATTAAAGAATATATACATCTTTCTGTTGTTACGATAAACGTAAATCAGACTATCTACACGCTTGCCGTCTTCATCTGAATTGAGCAAGACACCAAATATCCTGCTTTTATTCGAATCTTCTTCTTCGTGTGCTGTACTAATAAATGTTTTCATGTAGCAAATGTAATAAAATTTTAGTTCATTGCCAACAGTTCATCCGTCATATGTGTGAAAAAATATCCTAATGGGTCTCTGGGTTCACCATTTTTATGTATTTCATAATGCAAGTGCGGTCCTGTACTACGACCAGTATTACCAACAGTACCAATTAATTGGTTCTTTCGTACCCATTGACCATTTTTAATTTTGATGTTATCCAAGTGAGCATAAAGAGTTTCAAATCCATATGCGTGTTTTATTAAGATTCTATTACCATACCCGTATTTCGAATACATTATCTTCACCACACGTCCTTGTGCTGTTGAATAAACTTCAGACCCAATATTAGCACTGATGTCAATTCCTTCATGAAACAAAGGTTTCTTCTCAATTGGGTGTTCACGCCAACCATATGGTGAACTAATACAAATGAAATCCTTGGTCTTCACAGGTGAAATTGTTGGATAGTAAAGAATCGCATTCTTATTGTTTTTAAAAAGATGCGAGGTTTCCTGTAACTTCACTAATTGTGTTGATAACATTTCTGCTACGTAAAATGTTCTGTTGTCAATTTCACTAAAAATGGTATCATAATGTTGGATAGCAAAATCAATACTATCATTCCTATATAGATAGAAACCTGTGGTGTCATAATCCACTCCAAGAACCTGAGAATATAAAACATTATCAAATTCTTGAATTTCTGCTGCTACGGCTTCCATTTTTTTTAATTTTTCTTCTAATTCAATATACTCTTTCCTCAACTCCATGTTCTCGAATTGCAGTCGTGAATTATGGGTTCGTCCAACCCCATCACTATTTGCTTGCATCGGTGATGACATACCACCACCAATACTAAAAATTGCAGATATTACTAAAATAATAAATGCAACTTTTGCGATAACAGTTTTTGTTTTTTTCATATATTTATATTTAATAAGATTATTTGTGACTGATAATCAATTAGTTGCGCACGGCAACTTTCAGCCAACCGTCTGGAATTAAGACGGTATTTAAATGAAAATGCCCAGAAAATTTAAATTTTCTGGGTATCGTGAAGTTCAGTTGGTTAAAACCATCTGAAGTTCGTTTTCGGGGCATCCCCCTTGTTAATAATTTCAATATATTAAAATAAGTTTTCATTATTTCGTGTATATAAATACTAATTTTCTGTAAAAATGCCACTCACTCAGTTTCAACTTGTTGTGAGATGTTTTGTTTTTCAACCATTCTTTCTTCAATTTTTTTAGGTGAAAGAAGAAAGAGATGTGAACCGTTAAGTCTCTGAAAACCACACTTATTAACAACAGCAAATAACTTATATTCGTTAAATTCGGTATCATTCTTACTTAACAATTCATTTAATGAATAATATTCAGTTGCTAAAACACCGATTGCATCGGCTGGTTTCAATGTTTCCCTGACAAGCACTTTTTTATGTCTAAAATATTCTGTATTAAGTAAATTGTCTTGATATGGTTTAACAAGCATGATAACTGCAACGTCATCACAATAAAAATCTCGGTAAAGCATTTCAACAAACTCTTCGGTAACACCACGTTTACGATATTCTTTACTTAATACAAGTGTCTGAACCAACACAATCTTTTTATATTTTTTTATATTAATTTCGTCTTCCTTAATCATATCAACCAACTCACTATATAGGTCATCAGCACCATGTTGTTTAAGTAATTTGTTAAAATCAACATCGAACTTCTCACCCAACCCGATATTCCAAACTGAAAAACTATATTCTCCCATTGGACGGGGTGGTTTACGTTCCCCAATTCTGAGTTCGGTAATAGTTCCCTCGTATTCGGTAATGAATTTTTCGTTGTCGTTTATAAGGTCAAAATTCTTACGATATCCTTGAGTTTTAAACGTAATATTATTCCACAGTTTTAAATCCTGTTTCTCCATAGTATTTTAATTAATTGCAAATATAGGTAAATACAAACAAATATGCAAGAATTATAATAATTCTTGCGACTTACCCATTTTTGCGAGTAGGTTTATCCAATAATTTTTGATTTCATCAACATGAAGATATTCTTTTGGTTCGAAGTTCTGGTCAATCCAATCTGTCCAGTAGAGTAGAACCCCAAATCTATTCATATCATTGATGAAATCATCAATTGTTTCTGGTATTGACAACATATATTTAATGCTATCAATTGGTTTATTTTTCTTTATGGTATAATAGGTTGGATAGAATTCCAACGTATAATCATCACTGGTAAACTTAGACCAACCATTCAACATATCTTTTCCCCGCCATTCATCAAATAAGGTGTCTCTGGATTTATTTCCGAAAACGGGGTATAGGATGTCGATTGTAAAAGGAGTAGCGAGAAACTTCTTGAATCTCTCGCTACCATTTGTTTCCTTGTATGGGACAACGACAGCCATTATTGATGTGCATATATGTTATTGCCTACAGGTGTAAACGTTATTGTTATTGGTTCATTAATTTGGAGTCTACCATTACACCACATTTCCCAACCAATTGTTATTTCGACACAATCATCCTTAACAACAACTTTCCCAACACTGGTATTGTGTTTGTTTTCATTATATATGAAGAAATCGACTTCATCATGATTATTAGCATTCATCCACTGATTAGTCATTACGACATCCGATGCTTCTTCCCAAGGACTGCTGACATCATTAATATCTTTACTGTAAAGGTAGATACTTCGAGACCCAGCATACATTCTCCTTTCTTTGGGTTCATAAGACAGCAAAAATAATCTGTCATTCTGAATGAAATGGACGTAATGTATCCAATCAAAATCAGTATAGTTGATATTAGTCCTATTGATTGCGTCTTCAATAGTGTTATTTCCAGTGGGTGTCGCTTTGATAAACGAATGGTCTCGAATAAATTTTTGTCCGAAAACCCCTGTAGTAATAAACAAAATTGCGAATAATCCGATTAATTTTTTCATAATAATTATTGTTTGTTTCAATGATTATACGAAAACCAGAGAAAAATGTTACAAAATTATTGTTTTAATTGGAATTCACCGACTACGAGCACCATTAGGTTATCAGGTAGTTCTCTGTTTTTCCATTCGTTTTTCATGATGTTGGTGATAGCACCATCGGTCAGGAGTTCAGATACATTCATCCATGTTCTGTCTTTTACTTCGAAAAGAATCTCATTGGTGTCACTGTCAACAAATTTGACTGTTAGTCTGGGGTTTGCTTTACTGTATCTCATTTTCTTCAAATTCTTTTTGCATATTACTACCAGCAGAATTCAAACCTGCTATTAAATTAAATACATTGAATAACAACATTTTTATAATCCAGTAAATTGTAACGATTTGAAGATATCCGATGTTGCCAAAAAAATTGCTCAGAAATAATTTCCAAACAATAGAAATTACTATTCCAACGAGTAATGCTTCCAGAGCATAATATCCCATTACTGGAAATATAAATAGGATGTCTCTAAATATATTATGATTTTTGTTCATTGTTAATTATTTTGTATCAATTTTTAAACCCATTTCTTTCATTTTAAGCAGTGCTTCTGCATTGCCCATAGCATCATCCACAGGATGGTGTGTATGTTTGGTGGTACGGAGTTTCTTCCATCCCGCCCACGTGTCCTTCATCATTCCACAGTAAAGGTCACCGATTCGTCTTGATGACCAACCGAATGGGTTCTTACCGAGATACGTGAGGAAGTACCAATTAATCCAACTGGCATCATAACCATTATTATCTGAAATCAGAATCGGTCTATTCTTAGAATTGGCTTTCAGATAAGCCTCAAACTCCAACATAACAATTGCTGGGTCATCAAATTTCTCGTGCTCTTTTCTACTGAACCCACTTACTGCAAGTGCTTCGGGTTCGTATTGTTTTGAAATAGGTTTCGTTTGCCCATAAAAAGTGGTGTCGAGTTCGGGGGTCAATTTGACTACACCAAAACACACCATACTATTGACTCCAAGGAGTCCACCATCTGATTCTACGTCTACTACAAATAAACTCATATTCTTAATGCTAATTTTTGTAAATTCGCTTTAAATGCTTTTCTGAAGAACACCCATAAAAGCGTTTCATATAAGGTGTGCATCAGTGCAAAACAATAATGTGCGATTGTTCCAATAATGGCAATGAGAAGACCAAAGGTTAGTTTACCAAACCAGTTATTAAATTTGGTAAATACACCCATTGTTCTATTCCAATGTATTTTCTCTTTTTTCCAGAGAATCTTTGCTAAGTTCGTTTTCATGGTTTTCGTTTTAGAAGGGAAGTTCCCTTATTAATGAATCAGGTAATGCAGCATATTGTGTTGGTGGTATATAAAAACACTTAATGGTTTTAATATGTGGAAGACTGAAATCGGCAAGCCATTTATTTGGCTTATTGTCGTAATACAATCTCTTTTTTGTAAAATATGCAATGGTATCAGATTCACTTGGAGCAATATAAACGTGTTCTAAATACTTATATTTAGCTTTATCTTCTAAATAATATCCTACTTTTCTCAAATCTTCACGTTTATTACCATGAATTAGAATTGTTGTCCATGTTTTTTGTGTGATAGTGTCTTTCGAATAAGCACGATGGTCAATAAAACTTAGTTCTTCATCAATACTAATTGGTATAGTGTCTACGATAAACGAATCATTAACTGCGAACATTTGGATTGGCTTCTGCCAAATGGTTTCTACCTTCGTACCAAGACTACCACGAGTAGCATAATTGGTGGTGAGAGTGGCAACAAGTGCCACACCACCAATTATTAATAAAACTAAGTATCTGTTTTCCCAGAATCTTTTTTTGAAGAAACACAGGGATATGAATGAAACAACTAATATTGATAATAGAAATATATACATGACTTTTTGCTTTTAATGTTAATAATTACTCTTCATCGAAATCAACCCATTCGAGACCCGGGCAGAAATCACTGTAACTCGCTCCGAAGTATTCACCAAAGATACCTGTACTTCCGACAATGCCTTTGAAAAGACTAACACACCCTCTTCCAATGAAAAGACCGATAGGCTTTGCAAACCATTCGAAAAGTAAAGTATAGAAGATGAATTTGATGGGAATCCAAATAATCTTGACAACAATAAATGCAATTGTAAGAGCCAAATATTTCACAGGATACCATACAAGATATATTAATGGTTCGATATACCATACTTTCTTACCACGTTGATATTTGTTGACAACGGCTTGACCCCAACTTGAAATCAAGATATAAAGTAAGTAGAAAATACCAATAATAACTCCTGCAACTCCAAGATAT